CCGCGGCGACGCAGCTTCTCCCGCGGAAGGTACAGTCTTCTTAGCCATGATTCACCTCTTAGACAGGTGGGTTTCGGTTAGGGCCTGCTCGGTGGTGGAACACCTTGCAGGCCCGCTATTGCCTCAGGGCCGCTGAGGCGCCGGCTCTACTCATTCGGCCGGAGGCTCCTTGGCCCGGTCGATCGCCTTGGCAAGCCAGGCAGTGCCCAGCCTGCGCAGTTTCTCCCAGCGTGCTGGCGTCAGCCGGACAGAGCCCGGCACTGCCTTCTCTTCTTCTGGCAGCGGCTTGCGGCCCTGACCGCGCCCTGCCCCACCACGCGTGTTCTCTGCCATGACTCAGCGTGCCTTCATTCCAAAGTCGCCACGCAGCGCGCGGAGCAGCGTCACGACAGTGGAGCCTGCTGCACAGGTGATCAGGGCGCTGCTGAAATCACCGGCCAGCATTTGCGAGCATGCCAGCAGAGAAGCGGCGACAAACGGAACCAGAAGAACGGGCTGCTTCAGCATTTCGAGTACCTGGTCGATGGTGGTGGCGTTGCTCATGATGCTCTCCAAATTGCTGGTGTCGATGGCTTTACTGTAATACCTTTTTCAAACATTGCAAATGTTTTTTGTAACACCCAAATCAAACAATCAAGCAGCACGTATTGGCACCACGCTGGCGGCTGGGGTCGCCAGGTAGGCGCACCATGAGTCCATCAGCGCGCGGCGCTCGCCTATGAACTGGGCCCTGTTGTATGCAGCCTTCACCTTGTCGGCCTCCCTATGCGCCAGGCACGCCTCCACCACCTCGGGGCGAGCGGCCGCGGTCTCGTTCGCCCAAGTCGAGAACGTAGCTCGACACAGCCCGTGAACAGTCGTGCGTTCGCGCATCTGCATGCGCCCCAGCAAGGTCAACATGGCCATGTTGGACAGGGGCTTCCCTGGGGCTCTCGGCTTGCCCACCGACAGCGGCGAAGGGAAGACCAGCCGCCTATCCTGGCCAAGCTGCCCACGCACGATCTCAAGTGCGCGCGCCGACAGGTATACGGTGTGCTCTTCGCCTCCCTTCATGAGATCGGCCGGGATCACCCACAGGCCTGCCTCCAGGTCGAATTGCGCCCATGCCGCCTGCAGGACCTCGCCAGTGCGTGAAGCGGTGAGCACCGCGAATTCCAGACCGCGCGCTGCCGTGCCAAGCTCGGAGCGCAGGGCCGCCATGAAAGCTGGCGCCTCCCGATACGGCAAGGCAGCAAACTCGCCGCGCACACGCTTGGTCTGAGCCTCGCCCAACTTCCTGCGGATCGCCGCGGCCGGATTGGACGCACAGCGCTTGTGGAAGATGGCATCCTCAAACACGGCATCAAGGCGCTGCCGAATGCGCTGCAGCGTTTCCGGTACGTGCTTGCTCTTGTCGTCCAGCGCGCGGATCTTGGTAAGCGCGGCGAGCAGCTGCGGCGCATCGATCTCGGCAATGGGCGCGCGCCATACCTCCGCAGGCACGTGGTTCTCCAAGGAGTTGATCCACTGAGCGGCATGCTTTGCGGTGCGGCTCAGTTCGATCACGCGTCCGTGATAGTCGCGTGCGGCCCTGGCCAAGGTCATGTGCTCCCGACGCTTCGCCGCTCTGGCTTGCTTGTCCGCTTCCTGTGCTGCGGCCTTAGCCTTCGCCCTATCATCGATCGGATCCAGGCCGCGCAGTAGGACCGCACGAGCTTCGTGCGCCAAGTCGCGGGCCCCAGACAGGCTGTCGCCCACCTGAGCAGCGCTCCCGCGCCGCACTACCCCTAACCCCATCTCGCGCCGACGACCGCCCGGGGCGGTGTACCTGAAAACCCAGCTGCAGGACGCACCGCGCACGCGCAGCAGCAAGCCGCCGCCGTCTGTGTGGTCGCCATCTGGAGCTGTTTGAACCTCGCGCACCGTGAGTAGGTGCAGCTTTGCCGCGGTCCTTGATCGAGCCATTGCAGTCCCCTTTCGACAGTCTGTCCGCCAGTTGGTCCGCCAGAAAGTAGCGGAGTTCTGATGCACTCAAGCGCAGCATTGCTGCACGTAAGACAGTGTCGACGAGGGAAAAACAGCCGTCAAATCAACGACTTAAGAAAAATCCCCCTGCACGTTAACTGCACTGTCGTGCACGTTGCAGGGGGATTGTCCTGGAGGAGAGGGGGGGATTCGAACCCCCGCACATATTGGCTGCAGCCCGCGCCAATACTAGCTTCCAGCAGTTTTCCGTTTCCAGCATGTGAGAAACATGTGAATTTGCCAGACACCTTAGCTGTATCCGTTCGCGACTACACTCCCTCGATACCAGGGGGAAATCATGCGAAAACTCGCGCTCACCATGCTCGCCGTGGCACTCAGCGGCTGCGCCGCCCAGGTCATCAGTTCCAGCCCGAGATCCGTGGTCGTGAAGGCCAGCCCGCTAAAGCCCCAAGAGGCTCAAGACCTGGCCAGCGCCGAATGTGCTAAGCATGGGCGACATGCACAGCTGGCGGGCCGCCCAGATCCTGAAGGCCCGCCGCAGTGGCTGTTCAACTGCACTACCTGAGCTTGTCGGCCAGGTCGCGCATGACCTTGGCCTTCTTCTCCTGCTCGACCTGCGCCGCCTGCTGAAACTCGTCCGCGCTGATCTTGTTCGTCTGGCGCTGGCGCTTCAGCTGCGCAATGTTGCGGTCGATCTCTGCCGTCTCAGCGGCAGCCTTGGCCTGCAGATTGCGGCGCATCACATCGGCCGGATAGCTGCCCAGCTTCAGCCCAAACGACGCCGCCACTGCCTGCGTGACCGACATTTCCCGCCCAAAGGCATCGGTCCGGCCCTTGGCTGCGTCCACCACGCCAGTCGTGGCATAGGTGCCGGGCAGGCCCAGCACGTTCGGCGCGAAGGCCTTGTAGAGGTGGTCCGCCACCTTGCCGGCCTGCTGCGTGGCCGTGTCGGTTTCCAGGCTGATCGCTTTGCCGGTGAAGGCTGAGCGGTTCAGCAGCAGCTCGCCCATGATCACCAGCGGGCCGCCGGGCTGCAGGCCGGGAAGCACCGGCACCGCGGAGTGCCCCTGCCCAACGTCCAGCACATCACCCACGGGGATGAAGCGGCGGATGTCCAGGTAGATCGGTGAGCCGTTGGCATCGTTCCAGGGCATGCGGATGAGCTTGGGCACCATGCCCCAGATCTTTCCAGCCTTCTCTTCCGGCAGCAGCTTGCGCTCATCGTCATCACCGCCGCCGCCGATCGCCACGCCCAGCGCGTTCAGCGCGCCGGCCAGCATCATCAGCTTCATCAGCTTGTGCGGCCGCTTGCCCATGGTTTCCAGCAGCATAGGCACAGCCCGGTAGGTGAAGGAAATGAACGGCCAGCCTGAATTGCGCATGGCCTGGATCCAGGGAGCATTCACGCTGTAATCCAGGAAGGACTTGCGCGATACCTTGCCGGCGGCCAGGTCCGTCGCGCCATCCTCCTTGGCCTTGAGCCAGGCGGCCAGCCGGAACACATCGTCCTCGGACTGGTAGAGCTCCAGCAGCGAGGTTGCCTCGGTGCCGATAACCTTGCCGGGCTTCGAGCCCTTGAAGGCTTCCCAGGCGCTCGGGAAACGCAGCATCAGCGCATGCTGCAGGGCTGTCATCACACCCACCTGGGCCTGCACCGATTGCCCGGCCGTCGCAGCCAGTTCAGCCTCAAGCGACGCCAGCAGGGGCTCGAGCTGTCCCTTGGAGATCTCGTTGGTGGCCCAGCCGCCGATGTCGCCGCCGGAGTCCTTGTAGCGATTCAGGATCTGGGCCGCGGCCTCACGGTCAGCGATGCCGGCGCGCGCCGCCGCGTTGCCCGCCCGCCCGATCGCGCCCTTGCCATCGCGGCCGTGGGCGGCCAGCAGGATCCGCAGGGCCTTGGCGGTGTGCGTCGCGCCGACATCGTGCCAGTCAGCCATCACGAAGTTCGACATCACGTTGTTCATGTGCACCGCTGGGCTGAGGGCGGTTTTGGCCGTCTTCCACATGGACAGGATCTGCGCATAGGTGTCACCGAGGGGCTTGAACTGGCCATTCACCGTCTGGCGCAGGTCGTTCCAGACTGGGCCGGGCAGGTAGCGGCCGGCGAGCTTGCCGTACTTGGGCACCGCTGTGCCAGGGATCTTGATGTCTGGCACCCGCACCCACTCGCCTGGCTTGAAGGTGTCCAGGTACCGCTCCGACGCGTCGACCACCTGGCCTGGAATGGTTTCCCCCTCCTTCAGGGCATAGGTATGGGCCAGCCACTCCAGGTGGCGGCCAACCTCCACGTCATGGATCATGCCGTGCAGGGTCTTGGCAATCGCGAACCGGGCCTCGTCCACCTCACCCATCGTCTCGCGCTCTTCCTTGGTGAAGTCGCGCCACAGCACCACCTTGTCACCCTTGGTGTCGCGAGCCTCCCATGTGCCGGCCTTGTCCCAATCGCCGTACTTGGCCGGTAGCGCCTCGCCAGCGGGGAAATAGTGCACCTCCAGCAGCTTGCCCCGTGCCTTGCCCTCCATGCCTTCCAGCGGCGTTGTGCCCTCACCGCTGGCGGAATGCCGCTCCAGGCGCAGGAACTTCTCGCCCTTGAGGCTGGCATCGGCCTTGCCGGCCTGGGTCTTGCGCTTCCACCACTCCGGCGCGACGTTCTTGATCTGCTGCATGGTGGCGGCCTCGGTCAGGCCGCGGCCCTTGTACTGGTCGCCCAGGATCGAGATCACGCGCGAGCGCTTGGCCTTCTCGCCAGTGGTCTGCTCGATCACATGCTTGGCATAGGAGCGACGCAGATAGGCGAACTTGTTGCGCTCGTAGGCGTCGGGCGTCAGCTGCCCCATCGCCACCGCATCGCGCGACAGGCGATCGATCATCTGCTGCACCTCCTGCAGTACCACCACCGACTCGGCGGGCAACTGGTCCATCAGCGCCTTCGCTTCGGCCGGGTTCACCTCATTCATCCAGGCATAGGCCACCCGGCTTTCGGCGCGGGTCAGGGTCGACAGCTTCTCGATCAGCGCGCCGGCCTGGCGCAGCTGCACGCGCTGGCGGCCCTGCAGCATGGCGCGCTGGTCGATCACCGCCTCGGGCACACCATAGTCGGACACCACGCCGGCCTTGATGGTTTCGGGGGTGTAGCGATCCAGCAGGTAGCCAGCCCGGCCGTAGATGGCGCCCATCAGGCGCTCGATGCCAGTCACCCGGGCAAGGCCCTTGGCAATCGCATCGATCGGCGCGCGGCTGCCGGCCTTGGTCTGGACGATGACCTCGGCGCGCTGGGCGGCATCCGCCTGGGTCGGGGCGCGGCTCAGCAAGGAATCGGCCGGATTCTTTGTGCGCCAGAGCGCGGCCAGCTTCTCGAACAGCGGATAGTTCCTGGCAAGCAGATCTTCGATGTCGGCATAGCCGCGCGCACGCGCCTCGGCCTGCAGCCACTTCTCTTGGCGCGCGATGTCATCGGCCAGCGTGCCGGACAGCATGGTGACGCCGGCGGCATCCTTCAGGCTGCCGCCGCGCTTACCGGCCATATAGTCGCGCGCGGCCTGCACCAGGTTGGCGACGAACAGATCGGCGCGCTCCTGGTCGCTCAGCGTGCCATCAAGCCAGGCCCCCAGCTTGTCCGCCAACTTCACATAGCCGCGCTGCGCCAGCCAGTCCCGCACCTCGGAAGTCAGCTTGCGCCACCCCTTGAGCTTGACCAACTGGCTGGTCGGGATGTCCACAATCACCTCTTCGGTGGCCTCAGCGATCGACAACTTGCCGCGGCGCTGCAACTCGGTGGCCGCTCGGCGCACGCTGGCGTTGTTCGCGTAGATCATGGCCATTGCAGAGCGAAGCGATCGGCCCAGCACTGCGCGCAGCCCCAGGTGGGCGGCCTCGTGCTCAGCCAGCACATGCTCAGCGCGGGCTTCGTCCTGCAGCCCGGACGCGAACAGGTAGAACTCGCCGCCGTGCATGGCGCCCTCAACGTCGTTCCAGGCGCCCTGCTGCAGGATGTAGAGCTTCAGTGCAGGTGGTGCGCCGGATGGATCCTTGAGCACATGCACCGCCGGCATATTGGGCATGCCGGCCTTGATGCGATCGGCCAGGGCCTGCAAGGCCTTGATATCCATGCCGCTGCTGCCGGCGCCGCGCGACAGCTTTGAGCCCTCGGGGCTGGCCTGCTCTACCAGCCGGGCGGCCCAATCTGCGACCGCGCCGCCGTTGCTCGCTACCGCCTTTGCCACCGCCGCTTCAGCATTGGGGGCGTCGATGGTGAACCCTTGCTTGGTATCGATGCGCTCCACCCAGAAAGGCTTGTCATTGCCATCGGCCACGATCGCGGCCTCGATCTCCTGTGCCTCCTTCACCTTGTCGGCCAGCATTTGGGCCATGGGGAAAGGCGTCTCCAAGCGGCTGGCCAGCGCGTCCATCTGGGCGCGCGCCTCGGTCATCCAGGTGCGCATGCGGGCCGGAAGCCGTGCCACATCGGCAATGGCGTTCTGCGCGCGCATGGCCAGGCCGGTCAGATTCGTACCCGGGTCCGTCACCAGGGTGGCATGCGCGGGCGTGTCCAGATCCAGGCGCGGCAGGTAATGGCCGGCCGCCTGCTCGGACCGGAAAGTGACATCAAATCCAGAGATCGACCCCACGTAGGTCGGCTTGGTTTCAACCCGGGCGGACAGCTCCTTGAACTTGTCCACCAGGGCCTGCGCCCACTCGGTCCGACCGTCAAAGGTCTTCCCGCCCACCTTGGCCTTGAACTTGTCGCCGGACAGATCCTGCACCTTGCCGGCGTCAGCCTCCGCCGCCGGCAGGCGCGCGGAGTTGAAGTTGGCGGTGTCGTTGGCGATCTGGTACTGCTGGCGGAAGCGCTGGCGCTGGTCCTCGTGCGCCCGGTACAGCCGCTGCAGCTTCTCGATCTCGGCTTTTGCGCCGGCCAGCTGCAGCACGCGCGGATCCTCGGCCACCATGGCCGCGGCCAGGTCGTACTGGCTCTGGCTATCCAGGTCTTCGATCTCGCGCAGGTTGGCATCGCCGGACAGGGCCTGGTCGATGAAGAACTGCTTGGACGCGAGCATCTTCCACATGTTCTCGTCGTAGGTGCCCTTGGCGGCGTAGGCGAAGACCTGCACCAGCGGGTTCTTGTTGCCCTGCCGCACGATGCGCCCCTCGCGCTGCTCCAGATCTGCTGGATACCAAGGCGAGTCCAGGTGGAACAGCGCCTTGAGTCGCTGCTGCGCATTCACGCCCGTGCCCATGTTCTTGCTGGACCCGATCAGGATGCGCACGCGGCCTGCATTCACGTCCTTGAAGAGCTTGAGCTTGTCGGAGGACTTCTTGTAGTCCGACATGAAGGCGACCTGCCCCATCGGAATACCAGACTCGCGCAGGCGCTTCTCAAACCAGGCGCGCGCGTTGAAGCCGCGCGACGCGGCCACGCCGGCGCCAAAGCCGAGGTCAGAGAACACCATCATCGAGGCGCCCTTGTTCGGCTCGACCTGGCCGGCCTTGTCCAAGAACTCCATGCTGGCCGTGTCTTTGGCCGTGCGAACCACGTCATCGATCAGGCGATTGAGCTTTGAGTCCGGGTCGCTTGGGAGCGACGGGTCCATGAACCGCATATCGATCGCCGCCAGGCGCCCATCACCAATGATCTTGATGATGGGGTCCGGGTTGTTGGGCTCATCCTTGCTCGGCTTCCAGTCGCGCGAGGCCTGCATACGCGCCTCCAGTTCCTTCTGGAAGGCGGCGTAGTCGGCGCCCTTGGGCGTGATGATGATCTTGCGGGCGCCGCCCTCGACGCGCGGCCGCTTGTCGCCCAGCAGGGCCGCCAGGTGGTCCGAGGTCAGCACATCCGCGAACTCGCGGAACATTTGCGTGAGCTCGGGCACGTTGACGAACTTGCTGAAGCGCGTCACCGGCTCATACTTGCCGGCGGCGTTGGGCTCAAGCACGGTGTTCTCGCGGCCGAACATCGAGGCCCATGAATCGAAGTCTTCCAGATTCCGGTCCGCCAGCGCCTGGCGATCCATGAACTTCTGCACCGTATAGAGCTCGGCCAGGGTGTTCGTCACCGGCGTACCGGATGCCATCACAAGTGATCGGCCGGGGGTCTTCTCTTCCAGGTAGCGGGACTTCATGTAGAGGTCGAAGGCGCGCGCAGAACCCGCGGAGCTGATGCCCTTGACCTGGCGATTGGTCGCAAAGTCCAGCTTTCGGTACTCGTGCGCCTCATCGACATACAGGAAGTCCGCGCCGAGCTCATCGAAGCGGACGTTCTTGTCCTTGCCGACCGACGACAGCGCCGCCTCCAGCTTCTGCTCCATGTTCTCGATCTGCTTTTCGATCTGCTTGATCTTTGGATCCTTGCGGCCACCCGACTTGCCATCCTCGCCGCCAGCTTCCTCCAGCGCAGCACGCAGGTACTCCAGCTGTTCCTCGATCATCTTGGCCTTGAATTCGGGATCCAGGTCCAGCAGCTTGAATGCCGAATGCGTGATCACCACACCATCGAGATCCGACAGGGCGACGCGCGACACGAAGCGGCGCCGGTTGTCGGTGTGGAAATTGTTCTCGTCGGCCACCATGAGGCGGGCCGCCGGGTAGAGCTGCTGCCACTCGCTGGCGAACTGCTGCAGCATGTGGTTGGGCACCACGACCATCGGCTTCTTGATCAGGCCCAAGCGCTTTTGCTCCATGGCCGAGATCACCATTTGGAAGGTCTTGCCGGATCCCACCGCATGCGCAAGGTAGGTGTTGCCACGCTGCACAATGCGCCAGGCGCCGCGCTTGACGTGATCGAACACGCTGAAGGTCTTCGATGCCCCTGGCAGGGTCAGGTGGCGGCCGTCGAAGGCCCGCGGCACCGTCGTGTTGAAGGTGTCGTTGTAGATCTGCACCAGGCGGTCGGTCCGTTCTGCGTCGCGCCACAGCCAAGACTGAAACTCGTTGCGCAGGGCCTCCAGCTTCTGATTCGCCGCCTCGGTCGCTGACGCATCAAACACCGACTTGGCATCGCTGCCACTACCCACCTTGGACTCCACGCGGATCTTCCGACCGGTCAGCGCATGCTCAAGCAGATCACCGGCGTTGCGCCGGTCGGTGCCCCAGTCTGCGGTAGCGCGCATGCTGCTGCCGCCGCTGCGCTCTTCCACGATCCACTGCTTGGTGCGGGGGTTCCACTCGACGCGCGCGCGCACGCCGGCCGTCTCCTGGATGAACTGCTGGTAGATCTCGCCGGGGATCCAGTTCATGCCCAGGCCAGCATTGATCTGGCTGGGGGTCTTGGGCGCTGGCTGAGCGGCCTCGAGGGCCGACACATTGCGCTCCAGGCTCTTGTCGGCCTTGAGGGCCTCGCGCGCCACGTCCAGCTTGCGCTTCACGTTGCCGCTGAGGTAGTCGTCCGCCGTCACCCACCCGCCCTCGGGGTCGCGGTACACGGCCGAGCCCAGTGCCTCGATTGCTTCAGCCTCGCTCATGCCCAGCCGATTGGCGATGGTGGGCACATCCACATGGCCAAGATCGTTCAGCGTCGACAGCAGCGCATCAGACGGGGAGCTGATGGAAGCCTCGACCGGCTTGCCGAGCACGCGCTGGGTCAGGAACTCGCTGGGCTTGATCTCGCCCGAATCGTCGTTCACCTTTTCCAGGGCCGCCACCAGCGTCCAGTCCGGGTCATCCACCAGCTTGTTCAGCACGGTGTAGACGCGGCGCGCCTCTTCATCGGTGAAGACTTCGCCGGTTTCCTCATCCGTCACCTTGACCTTGACCGTCTTGGTGGTGAACTGGTTCACATAGCCATGCTTCTTGGTGAAGGCGGCGTAGGCCTTTTGCAGCGCGGCCAGACTGGCCTCCCAGGCGCCGTCGTTCAGCTGGTCGTAGTGCGCCTGCTTGAGCGCGTCTCGCAGCGGCACGAAGTCCTTGATGAGCTCGATATCCTTGGCCGACTTCAGCTCCACCCGTTGGCCCACGCCACCCTCGCGCACCATCAGCGCGCCGGCATCGGACACGTAGTAGTTGCCCTCCTTCTTGGCCTTCGGGTTGAAGTCGATCTCGCGCACCTTGGCCGCCTCGGCGGCGGACCCGCGATCGGCCGAGTAGATCCCGGAAGGCAGGTTCTCCACCGCCTTGTCGAACAGGGCTTCGATGTCGCCATCCAGCGGCGTGACGGTGTAGTCGCGGTCCTTGTACATCGAGCCGGTGTCGGCGTGCTGGCCCAGCACCATCGACGGATTGGCATGGAAATATTCGTTGACGCTGTACTGCGCGCCGTTGACCGTGAGCGGCACCGACTTGGCCCAGGGCTGCGCCTGCTCGAAAGTCTGCCCCGGCACCTTCTTGCGCAGGAACAGCACATCGGTAACTACCTCGGTCCCGGCGTTCTTCCTGAAGGCTGTCTGTGGCAGGCGAATGGCGCCCACCAGGTCAGCCCGATCGGCCAGGTACTGGCGCGCCTTGTCGTCCAGCTTGTCCATCGTGTAGCGGCTGGTGACGAACATCACCAGGCCGCCGGGCTTCACGCGGTCAATAGTCTTGGCAAAGAAGTAGTCGTGCAGCGGCATCGCCAGCTTGCCGTACTCCGGGTCGCCCAGGATCTTGGTGCCAGAGAACGGCGGATTGCCGGCGGCCACGTCGTAGAAGTTCTTCGGCAGCTTCGAGTCCACAAACGACTCCACCAGGATTCGCTCATCCGGGAACAGCTGCTTCAGGATCCCGCCCGTGATCGAGTCGAACTCGATGCCGGTGTAGATCGAGTTGTTGGCCATGCCGGCAGGCATCAGGCCGGGAAACACGCCAATGCCGGCGCCGGGCTCCAAGATCGTGCCGCCGTTGAAACCCAGGCGCTCCATCGCGCGCCACATCGACTGCACCACCGCCTTGCTGGTGTAGTGCGCGTACTGGGTAGAGCGCGAGGCTTCCGCCCACTCGTCGTCGCTCATCACCTTCTGCAGGCGCTCGCGCAGCTCCAGCCAGCGGCGCGTGCCGGCATCGGGCTTGGCCTTGTCCAGCTGCGCGCGATCGATGCTGGTGACGCTGTAGTAGCTCAGGGGCGCGCTTGATGCGGCTTGCAGGACGCGGAAGGCCTGGTAGAAACCGGCGTCGCGCGAGTTCAGCGCGCGGCCGAGGCGATCGAGCGCCTGCACCGCACCTTCGTAGTCGGCCAGCGCCGCGGCCTGCTGGTCCAGTTTCTTGCCGAAGAGGCTGTTGGCCACCTCGGACGATCCCCAGCCGACGAACTTGGCGAGCACCTGCTGCTCGGCGCGCGTGGCCTGCCGCCCCTCGGCCTGCAGCTTCTTCAGCAGCTCGACCGCATCGACGTTCTGGGCCGCCTTCTTGACCCAGCTGCCCTCATAGGTGAGGTCATCCGGCCCGAACTCGTAATTCAGTCCTGACTTTGCGGGGATGTCTCGCCCTGCGGGAACTCCAGCGCGGCGGCCAGCACGGCCTCGCGGTTCAGCGCCTCGGCCATCTTCATCTTGGCCGCGCACTCCACGGTTCCCAGCCTGTCCCAGTTCTCCTTGATCCGCTGCCGCTGCGTCAGCTGCACCGTTTCCGAAGAGATCTCGCTGGCCAGGTTCGCCGCGTACTGGTTGAGCTCGCCCTTGGCGGCTAGACTGCGATGCAGCTCCGGCGCTTTTTCCTTCAGCGCTTCCTTGATCAGGTTGTGCAGTTGCATCGGATGCCCCTTGCTGTTTGGTCGAACTATATCCGTTTCCGGTTTTTTCTGCTACATTTGAGTTGGAAGGTTCCCCCATGAAGTTGCCATCGAAGTTCCCCCCGGGTTGCGAGTTTTTCGAGCGCGAAAGCGGCTCGCTCGCCGTCGTGATCCCCGGCGAAGGTCCGATGTCGCTGGTGCTTGGGGAGCTCGTGCCGGCCAAGGTCTGGCCGCCCCTGTCCGAGCCCCGCAAGCTCTCGGAGGCCGCATTCCTGGAGGCCGCCGCGGCGGAAGCTGCCGGGTAATACTCGGCCTGGGCCTTGATGACGGCCTGCTGTGTCTCCGATCCCTTGGGCTGCGTGCGCTCGATCTCGTAGAGCTTGTGGCCCTCTTCCCCTTTGGCGGCGAGTATTTCCGGCACGTTGATCTGGATCTCGGCCTGCACGCCGCTGATCATCACGTTCACCAGGACATCCCCATACCCGGAGCCGAGGAAGCCTTCGTTCTTCACGTCCGTGCCGCGCAGCGTGAGATCGGTCCGGTTCTTGACGCGGCCCTTGACCACCTCGAACTCGCGGTAGATCTGATCCAGCACCTCCTGGGCGTCTTCATAACTTGACACCACGATCGTGCTGCGCAGCAGGTCGCGCATCTTGCCGGTGTCAAAGCCTTCTTCCACCAGCTTTTCAGCGCCCCTACCAAGGCCCTTGAGCGGCGCCAGCATCTGGCCCAGCGCGCCGGTGCGCTTGGCAATGTCGATTACCTTCTGGTCATACGTCACCTTGACCGCGGCCGCAGCGTCAAGCATTGGCTTCAGCAGGCCTTCGGCGCGCGCACGGTCCTCGGCGGCGATCTCGACCGGCGGTGCCTCCTTCAGGAACTGGTCGATATAACCGCGCGCCCGGCTCACCAGCTCCTTCGGCAGGAAGGACTCGGTGCTGGGTGCCTTGAAGTTGTCGCGCTTGCTGTCGTACGCACGGCCATCGATCATGGCGGCATCCGACGCCACGGCTTGCGCCGGTACACCGAATAGGTCATCAGCGGTGCCGCGCAGGTCCAACGCCTGCTCGGCCGCCTTGCGATAGGTGCTGTCCCCGATCTTGTTCCAGAGCGGCTTCGTTCTGGGATCTGCCTTGAGCTGATCCTTGACCCACTTCGTCGCAGCCTTCAGATCGGTTCCGACGATGCGGATCGCAGCATCGAAGAGCTTGACCAGCGTAGGCATCAGGCCAGGCGTGTTCTCGGGGAGCATGGCTGCCCGGGTGTGCTTGCTGGCGATGTCGGCCAGGTCGGCCAGCGCATCCTTGAAGTCCCGCTTGGCCTGCGCGCGCACGCTGGCCAGGTCGGCCGCACCGTCTGAAGCGCCCACGCTGGGAAACTGCGCTACCTCTTCCAGCAGCTTCTGGATCGGCGCATCGAAGCGAATGACCTTGACCGGCTCACCCATCGCCATCTTGGCCAGCCATTGGTGATGGCCGTCCAGCACGTAGCCATCCGATGAAACCAGCACAGAGCGGTTGCGCCCCTCTTCCCAGGTGGAAAACCTGGCCACCTTGGAGCGCGAGAACTCGGCTTGCGTTGGCTTCAGCGTGTCGCCATCGACCTCTTCCTGGTGGTCGGTGATGCCGCGTGCCTCCAGGAAGTTCACCAGCGCGCCGCGGTGCTTCTGCTGGATCTGCGGCATGTCTGCCCGCGGAATCCCCAGCGTGCCTGACTCAGGAGGGAAGGCTACCCATTCTTGGCTTGCGTCGTTGGCAGCGGCTCGGGCAGGCCCATCGCCTTGATCGCCGCCATCACGGCGCGCCGCAGCCTCGGGTTTGTCTCCAGCCGGTTGACCAGCTTGCGGGTCTTTTCCAGCGTCTCGCCGCTGGGAGTCTTCGGCAGTGCCATCAATGCTCCTTCGGGCCGCGCCCATCAAATCGGATTTGGCGGGCGCCTGCGGGTCTTCCAGCAGAGAGCCCTGGTTCGGGTCGCCGGCGGCGTCCAGCGCTTCCATGTAGGCGACGATGAAATCAGCCATGCGGCGCGGCCGGCGCGCGTTGTCGGCCAGGAACTGCAGGATCTCGCGCGTCTCGGCGCTGTGCTGCTCGCCCAGCAGGCCGCCCTGGGCCAGCGCATCGGCCAGCGATGTGCCGGCCTCCTTGAGGCGCGAGAGCTCTTCCACTGCGCCCAAGAGCTCTGGCGTGATGTCGGCATCGAAACGCACGCCCTGGTCCACCGCCTCGCGCATCTGTGCCACGCGCGGTGCGGCCAGCATCAGCGCCTTGGACACGTTGCGCAGGTTGTCGTCCATCGACTCCACCATGCGCTGCAGCACCGGCGAATCGCCGTAGGCCTTTGCCAGCACCGCATTGCGGATTCGCACGTAGCCGGACGAGCTGAGATTGCCCGCGCTGTCGATCATGCCGGCCTGCTCGGTAGCCGGCAGCTTGGCCATGAAGCGGCGAACGAACGGGCGCGACGCCGGGCCGGAGAACCCGCCGCCGTCATCCGGCTGAAGATCCTCCATCGAGTCGATGCGCTTGGCGTCCGACCGGGCGAGCTCGCTGGGGCTCATCTGCGCCACGGTCGACGCATTGGCCTGGCGCGCGAACTCGGCGCGGTTCACCGGCGTCTGGCGCACGCGCACCAGCACCGGCTTGGCCATGGCATCCACCGATTCCGGCGTGATGCCGAACTGGGCCGCGTTGTCGCGCAGAAACTGCCGGTAGTCCTCGGCCTTCTGCCCGTTGGCCTGGTACACGCGCTTGAGCGCGATCGTGCGCGCGTTGCCAGACTCCACCAGGCCATCGGCTCCGACGATGGGCGCGCCATTGGCCGCATCGGCCGAAAGCCCCAGGCGTGCGGGGTCCAGCTTCTGCACGATGCCGGAGATCTGCATTTCGCTGGCGGCGCGCTCGCGCTCGCGCGGCTGCAGCTCCTGCGGGTAGAGAGGGTTCTGGCGCAGGCCCTCATCGTGCGATGTCACCAGGTCGCCAGCGTCCATCAGCGCATAGCTGGCAGCCAGGCGGGCGCCCGACTCGGTGCTGAACGAGGTTTGTGCACCCGGCAGCGAAACGGGCCAGTCCTTGGTCAGTTCGGCCCGCTGCTGCACGAGCTCGGCGCGCTTCGCCTGGAGCTCGCTGCGCTCCTGGTCGAACATCGGCCCATACCCAGCCTCGGGCCGGTTCAATTCAGCAAGGCGCTCATCCAGCCGGCCGGCCTCAGCGTCAAGCGTGTCCACGCGCTCGAGCGCAGTGCCATCAGACGGCGCGCGCAGCGCCTTTTCAGAAGCGCTGGGCTCTACCAGTCCGGCCTGGGCATCGGTGAGTCCACCCTTGGCGAGTCCGGTAGCTCCGGCAGCTCCCGGTCCGCCTGACGTGCCATCGCTTCCCGCTGCCTGCGGCGCTTGACCTTGCCCGGCTTCTGCTGGGGCGCCGGTGCTGCCCGTCTGGTCTTGGACACCCTGCCCCTCCTTCGAGAACGAACTGACCGCGGCGTTGTAACCGCCGCCGGCCCCGCCCATGGCCGCGCCGCTGATCAGGCCCAGGGCCGCGGCATTGCCAACCCCATCCGTCAGCGGCTTGCCAAGGGCGAAGTTCTGCCACATCTGCTCCTGAATTGACTGGGGCAGTTCCTCAAACACCCCTTCGGAAATGCCAGAGCCCAACACCTGCTTGACGAAACCGGCCGGCGAATTGGCCAGCTTGCCGGTGGCCAACATCACGTCAACGTCGCCCAGGCCAAGGCGGCCGGCCATCTTCCCGCCGGCAGCACCGAACAGCGCGGTACCGGCACCGGACGCCAGCGCCGCCGCAGCCTGCTCGGGCGTAAGCAGCCCGTCAGCGGTTTCACCGCGGATTTGCTCGGCAGCAGAGCCGGCGCCAATCACGCCCTCACCCAGCGCGGCAGCCACCCAAGGCGCTACGCGCGTCGATGCCTTCATCAGGCCTCGCGCAACGCCAGCGCCGCCGAGCATCTGTGGAATCGACTCGCCTACAGTGGTGGCGATCACGCTGGGGTTGTCGATCGCTGCTTTGGCGGTATCGATGAAGCCCTCGGCGCCGCGCACAGCACGATTTGCCTCCTGCTGCGGGTCCGAATAGGCCGCATCGAGGATCTTCTGGGTTTCGTTGGGCCGATAGCCTGCCTCGTCCAGGAACTTGCCGACTCGGCCACCGGTCGGGATGTCGACCAGACCCACCAGGGCCTGGGGCAGGCCCACCGCAGCCTTTACGGCAGTGACACCTACGTCCGAAGCAATATTGCCGGCAGTGCGCTCAGGCCGCGGCGCCTGAGCCTTTGGTGAGCCGAAAACCTCATCGTCTGACAGCAGGCCGGGGGCCGGTTTTGCGGTGCCAAATACTTCGTCATCTGTCAGCAGCTTGGTCATGGCAGGGCGGGTCAAAAAAGCGACCCGCTGAGGCTGCCATCCTTGGCACGCTTACCGTGTCACTTGACGGGCTCCCAGCCGCCCTCGCGCCAGGTCATCTTCCCCTTCGGCGTGTCATAGACCTGCCCGACCTTGCGCTGGTCCGCCGGCGGCACCTGGGCCGCAGCTGGCGCCGCAGCACCAGGATGAGCATTCCACCGGTTTCCGGTTTTCGTGTAGCCCATGTTGGCCATCACCTCGTCGGCCGCCTTCACGGCGTCGGCCGGCTTGGCCATGTTCTTGATGCCGGCGGCCACGAACTCCTTGTGCATTTCCTCGGGCGCCTGGCTCTTCTTCGTCACAGCCATTTCAAGGGCCGAGCGCATGTCGGGCGCCATGCCAGCCTGAAGCATGGCTGTGGCCAGCTTGACCTCTGCCGGCTGCTCCTTGCCCATGCCCAGCCCGCCCTGGATTGCGGTGAGCCTTTCCTGGATAGCCTGGCGCTCCTGCGTAGTCGCTGCGTTGCCGAGCGCCAGTTGCATGGTGGCCACCGTGGACTTCAGATCACGCTGCGGCGCTTCAGCGGCAAACTCAGCTGCAGTGCGCACCTCAGCACGGCCAGCGCGCGCTTCGGCGCTGCCGGCGCGAGCATCTGCGCGCAGTGCCAGCGTGTTGCGGAATTCGTTCTGGCTGTAGTTGTAGATGGCCATCGGATCCTTGAAGGTGGCCAGCGCAGAAACAAGCTGGCCGGTGTCCTTCATTACCGTGCTGGGCATCTTGCGGCCGTCCAGCGTCTCGCGCTCGATCACGATCGAACCATCCTTGCCGCGCTTCACATCGGAGACCTTGGCGCCATCAGGCACGTACTTGTTGTAGAACTCCTTCACCGAGTCCAGGTCGCCAGCCGCCAGCGCCGCGGCGGTCTTGCCGAGCGCCTGGTTGCGCTGCTCGGTTTCAAGCTGGATCTTGACCAGTGACTGCGCGGAGAAGTCCTTCATGACCTGCCCAGCCTGCTCCAGTTTGCCGGCCTCGGTCAGCTTGGCTGCGCGGAACTGGGTGGCCGCCAGGTGGTCATCCACCGCGGCCGCGCGCTCGGTGCCGTCCGGGTTCTTCAGCCGGCCCTTGAACCATTCCCCGACCTGGCTATCGACATCGCGCATCAGGTTTGCATCGGCCTCGGCTTGATCTCCGGCGCGCTGCTCGCGCCCGGCCCTGGCTTCTTCCCATCCGAACCGCTTGTCGTCGCGCTCCGCCTGGGTCACATCGCGCATCATGCGAATGCCTTGCTGTGGGTCGGTCTTCATCAGCACGCCGGCCATGGCGCGCTGGCGCGCGCTGTTCACTTGGCCCTCGTTCATTGCGCCGGCGCTGCGCTGGCCCATAAAGTCGGTCACACCCTGCTGCGCAATGCGCGCCGCGGGCGCGACCTGCAACTGGCCATCGGCACCCTGCACCTGGAAGTTGGACTTGACGGTGTAGCTGCCGTCCGGCGCAGCCTCAAGGGTGTAGAGCGGATTGCCCTGCTCATCCTTGGCGTTGGCGATCGCCTCCAGCTGCTTGCCGTCATCGGCCGTGAATCCCTGGGACTCTTCCGGCTTGGCGTTGGCGACCTTGGCCAGCTCGAAGTCCTGGCCTACCCGACCCACCGTGTCGTAGGTCTGATTGAAGGCCTTGATGAAATCGAGAACTCCGCTCCTGCGTGCCATATCAGGCCTCCACCATTTCGAGGCCCAGAAGGCCGTAGTTCACCCGATCGAAGCCGTCCGCGCTGCGCTGCACGGCCGCCGGGAACAGCTTGCGCACCTCGTCGGCCATCACGCCGATAAAACGGCGCGCGGGGTCGAACACATAGGCGAAGCGGTAGAGGTTCAGACCGGTGTTGGCATCGTGGCCCACGAGCTCGATCTGATCCTTCAGCCGGCGGTCGCTCATGAACAGCGGCGCCACCTTGGCTGCACCCGCCGCCAGGCCACCAATGCCACCAAGGATGGATCCAAGGCCCTCGCCCTGGTTCGCCTGGTCCTGCCCGTTCTTGTATTGCGCCTGGGCACCGAACATGCCGGTCGCGTTCCCGCCCATCTGAGACGCGATCTGGGCGGCTGAGGTGGTCCCAGAATTGATGCCCGCCACGCCCGTGTTGGCGATGTTGATGCCGTTGGCCGCGAACTGGGCCGCCGATCCGGTGGCGCCCGCGCTCATGGCCGGGTAGCCGGCCAGCGCATTCACGGCTCGATCGGTCAGCGCGCGGCCTTCCATGCGCGCGGCGGTGCGGGCGCTGTTGGCGCCGCCGGCCAGGGCCACGGCCTGCGCCGTCTTCATCTGCCCATCCATCGCCGCGAAGCGGCCGGAGTTGGGATTCACGCCCATGCGCGCCAGGTTGCGCGCCGATTGCCCGCGCGCGCTGGAGAACCCCTGATTCACATCGGCCATGGCCTGGCCGGCGAGTTCTTCCTGACGCTGCTCAGTGTTGAACGTCTTCGCGTCGCTCACCAGCTGGTCCTGCGCGCCGGAAAGCTGATCGCGGCGCGTCAGCATCCACTGGCGATCGGACATGGCCTGTTCATTGGCCGTCTTGGCTGCATCCAGGCCGAACTGCATCTGCTCCTTCTGCAGCGGCATCAGCTCTTCCGAGTTGGCCAGGATCTTCTGAATCGAGGCGTCCTGGATCCCCATCGACTTGATCTGTGCTTCGACCAGGCGCGGGTCCGGCGCCGGCGCGCTGCTGCCGCCCTTGCTACCCTCCATCGTCATCGGGCCGAAGCGCCCGGCGCGCGGCCGAAACGCCAGCTCGGGCAGCAAGTCCCATTCGGTGGTGTGAAACCTAGACATACCTGCACTCCTTGCGCCGCATTCGATACACGATCACGTCGCCACCGTCAGGCGCCGCACCTTCGAGCCGGGCTTCCTCCTTGAACCCCAGGTGCTCATCAAAAGCACGAGCCTGCTGATTGCTCGCGTTCACATAGCCGCTCAGCCGATCCACCCTGCAGATCTCGAAGGCGTAGGTGAAGCACGCCTTCAGGAAGGTCCGCGTGAGCCAACGGCCGCCTTGCGCCGCGGCCACATGGATCCACATGTTCTTGCCGTTGAAACCCTCGAAGACCACGCCGGCAATCAGCGCGCCGCGGCGCTCCAGCCCGATCGCACGCATGCCATCGGCCCGGGAGAATCCGGGCAGATGGTTCTGGACAAATGCCAGAACGGGCTCCAAATCGAACACCAGACGGTCGGCCATATGCCGGCCGATGCTGCCATCCTTGGCACCAGATCTTGGGGTCAACGCAGAGCTGGCGGGAGCTGCCGTCGCTCCATTTCCGACAGGTAGGCTTGGTAGCAGTGGTCGACCTGCCAGAAGAACATGAAATTGATCATGTGCCGGAAGAACCCAAGCGGCTTTCCCTGCGAATACATCCGGTGCGCGTAACTGCTCAGCGTCTCATCCGGGAATCCCCCGCACAGCGCGGTCGCCAGTTGGTCGATCGCAATCAACAGGTTCAGCAGGTAATTCATGTGGTCCCTCCCGTGCTAGGTTGTGGTCAAGGTCACGCGCATCCAGGCGTTCGTCATGCCCACCCAGAGCTGGTCGTTGGACAGTAGGATGAAGGCACCAGGCGTCACGGTACTTGGCAGTTGGTCCACAGCCGAATCTCGTAGCGAGCTGATCGTTCCGTCGAAATCACCCAGCGCATCCATCGCTTCGATCAGGGGCGTGATGATGGCCTCCAGTTCGCGGCGCGTCACAGCCTTCTCGTACTTGTCGCCGCGCGATCCAAGTCGCACCTCTAGCCACTCACGAATGCTCTCCAGCGCCTTCTGGACGTTCTGATCAGCAGCGCGCGCGGCCTCAAGGGTCGGCAACTTGGCGCCGCTGTTGGCGTTCGGGCCACGCTGTGAAAGCCTGGACACGCTCATTGCAATTCCCCTACGGTCGACGCGATCACTACCGAGGTAAGACGATCGGTGGATTGAACCTCGAGCTCCCAGACACGGTACTTGCCAGGTGGGAGCCGCTGAGGTCGGCGCGATGTGATCAGCGGCGAGGTATAGAACAGCACGCCGTCGCCATAGAGCTTGATGACCGCTCCGGCCGCCAACTCACCGTTGATGCGCACCCACCCAAAACCGGGATAGTCGTTGAAGACCCAGCGCTTACCGCGCCAGGTGCCAGTGCCTACAGCGCCTCCCTTCACGGACACGATTGCGGTGCCAGACACCGCATATAGCGTGTCGGTCAGAAGATCGTTGTCCATGCCGGTGTTGCTGGCCAGGTCTGAGCGCTTGCTGATGCGCCGACTGCCAAGATCGAATGAATAGGTGCTCACGGGGTTTCCTTCAGCTCATTCATCGAACTGGCCAGCGTCACAGCGGTGACGGCGCCGGCCGACTCCACTTCCACCTCAAGCTCTCGGAATTTGCCGGGCGGCAGTCGCAGCGGCGCGCGGCTCGTGATCGCTGGCTCCGTGTAGCGCAGTACACCGTCCCCGTAGATTCTCAGCGTGGCCGGGTAGTCGCCCTCGACCTTGATCCACCCGTACGAGGGTTGATCGTCCTGCACGATGATCTTGCTGCGCCAGATGCCCGTGTCCTCGCCCCCGCTGTGCATAGGCAGAAGTTCGTTGCCACTGACCGTGTACAGAGTGTCGGTAAGCAGGTCCGCGTACGCGGCAGACAAGGGCACGCTGACCTTGAACTGGAGCCGGTTGTTTTCCCCCATGCCGAACTGGAGCAATCGTGAGCGGCTTCCAGCCACCGCGCCCAGCGTGTATTCAACGCCGTATCGGTCCCGCTGCTGCCGGTAACGCAAAGATCCATCGCGGATATACGCAAAGATCACATCGTTGTAGGCGCCGCTCCCGTGGCGCTTGTCATCCATGGACAGCATGCCACTCCGCGCCCCAGGGAAACTCGTCACCACCATGACGCCAGCCAAGGTGTCGTACCACCACAACTTCTGCGTTCCTGCCTCTATAAAAGCCAATGTCGCCTGCATGTTCTGGTCGAATGCGAGGCTGACCTCCGTAATGCCTGCGCCCGTCAATACCGCTGTCGCCGGCGCCCCCTCCGGGTCTGGGGCCACCCACACGGTTATCCCGTCGGTGTAGGCCCGCCAGTCGCGCACATTCAGCCCCTGGCTCGGGTCGTTGAGGGCGATGCCGCCACGCTCCCAGTCTTGCAGGTACGTCTCGCGGATCCGATCATCTGGCGCCACCAAGCTGCTCACCACCGGAACCGACGACAGTGCACCGAAAGGTATCGCCATGGTCAGGCCCGCGCCAGCGCAATGCGCATGGTCAGACGCAGGCGCCGGGTAGCGTCTTTGTTGACGTTCGGCACGAACTCCATCTGGAACCGCATGGGGGCCAGCTCGCCGAACCCATCATTCCCATAGGGTCCGAAAGTGAGGCTCTTGAACCCACCAGCTACATTGGATGATCCCAGCGGCCACTCAAACAAAATATCCCGATAGAACGTGCCCCCCACATAGGCTTGCGGCGTGACAGTCACACTTCCTGAAACCGTTTCCGTGCCGGCAGGGCGACCGGTGCGCGCCCCTAGGGCGCCAGAATAGACCGCGATCTGTGTCGCGGTGTTGCCCGCCCCTACGGTTGCCGAAGAACCGATGGCCGAGCGCTCCAGCAAGTAGCGCAAGTCCCAGCGATTCACATCGGAAACACTGGATGCCCGGATCGTGTATGCCGTGGTCGTGCCGTCCAGAGCAATGCTCCCCGTCACGTCAGCCGCAGGGGGGTAAATTCGGACGCGGTAGGTAACGTCAAGTTGCTCATCAGCGAGCACCGTCACGTCCGTGGGAGCGCCCAGCGCGTTGGTTGTGAGCGCGCGGCTGAAGAGGCTGGCCGTGGCCGCCCACCCAAAACCGACCTCGCGCAAATTGCCCGTCGCGGCGCCAGTGGCGAAGCGGAACGTGACCGCGTACTCAAGGTAGTCTGGCGGGCCGCTCGTATACGCCACTGCCGAGGCGGTCTGGACTGCGGAAGTAGCAGCGATTTTGGCAACCAGCGCCGTTTGCGTCTCCGTGACCGCGGTGTTGTCCGTTCCCACTTGGCAGTAGGCAAGCGTTCCCGTGACGATGCCAGTGCCGCCCATGATGCGATCGAGTCCGGCGTTGAGGACCATGTTGTCAAAGTCGGCCAGCACCTTGTCGCCGCGTGCGCCGCCGGATACCGCCATGGTGATGTGCCCGCTAACGCCGGCCTTCACGACAATCGTGTTCATATCAAGTTCCTAGGTATGCCGCCACCAGCGTGGCGCTTGTTCCAAGTAGTTCGGCCGCCTGGTCGTGCTGGACAAGAACCCGACGAAGCTCCCAGGCGACCAGGGTCACTTGCGTGGATACCGGCTCGGCAGGCGGCGCTGTGATGGCCCGCATGAATCGGAGTTCTGCGTTGACAACCGTCGCCGCAAGCGACACCGTCTCAGAGGACTGCGTGCTCAGCAGCAAAGGCGCAAGCCGCGCCTCTGTGACGGCAACGCCCACACCGACTGAATCCATTACCGTGATCTGGTGCAGGGTCTGCCGCAGCTCCGCTCCAACAACGCTGACTCCAGCCGTTATGGCGTCCTCTGCAATCGCGGGGTATGGCCGACTCGACCAGACCTCAAACGCGCGCTCCAGCGCGTCCGGCATCGTGCTCAGTCGCCTAGATACGAGGTCGAACTTCCATGCCCTAGACATGCTCAGCCAGTCACCAGGTAGTACACGCCATCATGGAAGGCGCCGAACGACGCTGCGCTGACTTCGGCCTGCCAGTCATCGCGGCTGAACGCGCCCTCGCTGAACACCTGTACGCCCGCCGGTGAGGCCAGGCACAAGCCATCCGGGCTGGCGTACATCACCCCCCCCTCCACGCCGGCTATCGTGCGCTTGCTGATGCAGGCCTGGGTGCTCTCGATCTTCTGGGCGCTGTAGCTGGCAGAGTCAGCCCCCGACGCGTAGTACGGGTTGCCTTCGGTCAGCACCACGGCGGTCTGCCCGAACACGCCAATGCCGACGATCTTGAACTCCAGCGTCAACTGGTACTCGAGGGGCCAGGCATAGGGCTGGTACGGCTCGCACAGGCACAGGGTCTTGCCGAAGAAGCCGGCCATCATGCCGTTGGGCAGGCCCACCAGGCCCTGCAGGTTTTCGGGAGGCTCGGCCCAGGTCAGCGAGGGGCAAACCTCTTGCAGTTCCTCTTGCTTCTTGTCGTCAACGAAGGACAGGTTGCTGATGTCCAGGTAGGCGAACGAACCGCCAGACATCACTCCGTTGACGGCGCCGGATCCATCCACCAGTTGGAAGGCTGCGCCGGAATTGGTGGTGCTGCTGCGATACAGGCGCCAGCCGACGATGTGCCGGCCGGCGGGCGGCGACACGGCCACCACCTTGACGCTATCGTTCTGGTCGATCTCCAGCAGCTCGGACGGATCCGATGGGGCCGACTCTTCGCCCCAGTCGGTCACGAAGGTGACGACATAGCCGCGCGTCTCAATCAAGCGCGTGACGATCTTCGATGTGATGGCGCCAAACAGCGTGGAAGCCTCGCTCGAAAGGATGGCCTTGATCAGATCATCGAGGCCGGCGAAGTAGTCCTCTATCGCCTTGGATGCCGACTTCATCAAGCTGATCTTGGTCACCAGCGAGGCCGCGTCGGTAGGCGTGGCAAGCTGGGTCTTCAGTTCCGCCTGCTTGGTATTCAGGGCCTCGATGTAGGGCAGCACCGGTGCAATACTGGCGTTGGTAACAGCATAGATCTCGGCGGCGAGCGCGGTGGACTGCGGGCCGGTCAGTAGCGGGGTTCCGGGCGAAGCTGGGTTGTCCACCGTGGCCAGCGATGCGGCCAGCGCAGTCTGTTCCACGGCTTTTCCAAGGGCGCGGTACTTCAGGGCCGGCACTGCCCAGTATTGCGAGCCGCTGTAGGTGACCTGGGCGCCGCCAAGCGACCCATCACGCAGATAGTCGTCCGCTGGGTTCGTCGCCACCCATGCGCCACCGCTGAGCGAAAGCTGAACGAGGTAGGCTGCGTCAGTGCTGGCGGTCGTCGGTAGGCCGGTGGCCAGGGCATCGCCATGCGTGACCCAGAACCCGGTCGGCACGGCACCCGTCGAATACGGGGCGGCTGGCGGCGTGAAGTTCCCCGTCTCCCGCTGGTCCAGCGTCACGCGCACTTCATCGATCTTGCCTTGCCATGCGAAATCGCTCACGCGCCCAGGTCGGTTGGAGCGGCCGATCACCGAAAGTTCCAGGCCTTCCGCGTTTGGCGTAGAGCCCGACAGCACGCCATCGATATAGACCTGCACCGTGCTGCCGGTGCATTTGATGCGCAGATGCACCGGCACGCCGGCCGCACATACATCGGCGCCGGTGGTGCGCTTGACCTTCAGCTGGGTGCTGAATTCGCCGCCGTACTCATTGCCGAACAGCACCACGTAGTCGCCCGTCGTGGGCTTGCGGAACACCACCTCGCGCATGTTGCCGTTACGGCATTCCAGCTGGATGTACTCCAGGTCAACAGCACTGGTAACCGAGGCATCAATGCACCAGGTAGGGTCCGCCTCATCGCGCCAGCGACGGATCTCAGGGAAGGTGATACCGCAGTTCGCGCCGCCCGCGATGGCGGCATAGCCGGTGCCGGCGGCGCCCAGCGGGCCAAGGTTGTCCGTGGCCAGGGTGACGTTGGATTCGTGCGTTATGACGCGCGCCTGTGGGCTCAGATCCTTGAAGCGGCCGCCTACCAGAGGCGATGTGAACGGCAGGTGCAGCGCGACCTTGCTGTAAAGCGGGTCCGGCGTCAGCACCGGCGGCGCTACACCGGTGGGCGCGGCGTTTCCAAGCAGCGGTGTGGTAATGAGTGCATGCACGGCAGCCAGCACCGCATTGGTCGCGGCGATCTGCGCCGCATCCGCATCGGATTGGGTCAACTCATCGGCCACAATGGCCGTCACCGATGGCTTGGCGCTCGGCGCCGGTACACCTAGTCGGCGATATGTGCCACCCTGCCAGGCCTCCGGGTACGCTGAGCGTCCCGTGAGGTACACCCGATCGCTGGCTGCGTCTGCGATCTGCCCGTTCACATAATCGGTGTCTGTGCTGCTGGAAAGCCAGGTTCCACTGGGCGTGCGAAAAATGCTCTTGGTGCCGGCGAGCACCGACGCAACCGAGGCGCCCGGACCTTTGCTAGGCCGGAAATCGCCATAGCGCAGATTCAGGTTGAGCGCGGTCTGCGCGCCGTCGGGCGGCAGGTTGCGCGCATCCACCGAAGGCTGCAGCCCGCCGAACTGGGTGATCTTGATGACGGCCATATCACTGCACCGCCATGCAGTCGGCGTGCCGCTTGAGCTGCCGGGTCCAGACGCCAGCGCACACCTTGTTGCCGGGAGTGGAGCAGTCGTAGCCGGCCACTTTCTTGAACTCCAGCAACTTGTCGCAGGCCTGCACGTACTCGCCGGCGTTCAGCAGCGGCGCGAAGCTCTTGCACACCCAGCCCATGCCGTACTGGTAGCCAAAGTTCAGGTACAGGTCGTACTCGGCCTGGTGCAGCGGCGCATGCACGCAGCGCTTGAAACCAGCCTCGGCCCCCTGGGTGTAGGCGAGCGTGCGCTGCAGCGCCGGCACCGGCGTGGTAGTGTCACCCAGCTGCACGGGCGATCCATCGGCGCGCGTCGTGCTGCCAAATCCAATGGTGGGAACATCACCCCTCACGGGGATGACAGCGCGGTCGGTGTAGCCCTCCTGAGACACCAAACCAACCAGGGCGATAGCACTGAGCGAGAGGGATCCAATGGCGATGCGAGTCGGCTTTGCCATCACGTCCCCATCAGCTTGGCTTTGAGCGCATCCCACACCACGACGCCAAACAGGCCGGCGGCGCCCCACACGGCGGCCGTCACCCATTTGGCGGTCTGGCGCTGCATCGGCTCCGCGCGCTCGAGCACGGCCACGCGATTGCCCATCTTGTCGATGCGCTCTTCCAGCTTCTCGATCACCTTGAAGGCACGCTCAAGGGCTTGCGATGACTGGGCCTGACGCTCTTCGACCACGGCCAGCTTGGTGACGGCAGTGGTCAGCTCCTTGAGAACGTCGTGGAGTTCGCTCACGTCGCGGTGCATGCCCTCCACCCGATGGGCAAGCACTGCGATAGCGGCGTTGGTGTCGGAATCGCTCATGGCATTTCTTGGGTGGTTTGAAATCAGGAGGTACTGACGCCGCCGGGGTTGCTGACGCCGGGGGCAATCGTCATGCCTGCCGACACTTCGATGCCCAGCGCTTGCGCGAACGCTGCGAAATGGAGGTTCGCGCGCGGAATGCTGGCAAACTCGTCTTCCTTGATGAACGCGCGATACAGCACGTAGTCGACCAGGACGCTCGCAAAGATTTCTGGGGCGTTGATGTTTCCGGTCACGTCGTCATAGGTGCTGCCAGCGGCCGGCACAGTGATGTCGATCGGGTAGGCCGAGACGATCGCATCCACCTGGGTTCCGTTGATCGCTGGTGGGTACACCTCGAACTGGCGCGGCGCGCGCGGGTCGTAGGTGAAATGCTTGACCACGGCAGCCCCGGTCATGCTGCGCCATTCCGGGTCAATGTCATCAAGCTGGGAACGCACTGCCTGGCGTATTGCACGCTTAGGTGCGGCGGTGTTGTTCGGGATGTCGATCAGCTTGGCTGCCGTCGCTGGCAGCGATTGATGCGAGCCGGCCACCAGCGTGATCGGCGCTGCGGGCGTGGTGAAAGCATCAGGCCGGTGAATTGCCACCTCGCGCTGTCCATCGTTGAGCCAGCGCACGAGCTCAGCTGCGTCCCAGCGCGTGCTGGTCGCGTCCTGCAGCACATCGGTTGCGCGGAGGATGATGTCTTTGGCTAGAAAGGTCATGGGTCACACCCACTTGGCGCGGTTGCGCGGCGTCTGCCCGGTGTACCCGCGGTAGGCGTCGACGTTCTTGGAGGCGATCGCTGCAAGGAATTCAGACCTTTCCAGCATGGCCTGGTCAGGACGAGAAAATGGCTTGTCAGGCATGCCTTGCAGCCTGGCCTTGGCGCCCTTCACGATGTCATCGACATACTGGGAGAACATGGCATCGGAGACGCCGGTGGCATCCTCACCGGGCGCCAGCGTCGCCTGCACCTGAATGCTGGTACCAGCGACGACATCTTTGGCCAGGGTGAATACCAGCCTATCGCGGGTGGTGATGCCGTCTGCATCGACCGGCGCGCTGTCGATGTCGGTGTTGATTGAACGGTAGGACAGGATGGGCGTTTCCAACCCGTTGGCGGTGGCCTTCTCCAGCCTGATCACGATCGCCCCCGCCGGGATGGTCAGCGCGTACTCGCGCTCACCATCCACCGTCACCACGGGCGCCAGCCATTCCAGCCAGGCAAAGGTCTTGCTGAAGAACTCCGCCGCGGCGCGCCGGAGCGCCTGATCCATCATGGGCTCAGCGCACCCCGGCACATGCGGCCGCAGGTCGGCGTAGAACTTCGACCAATCCGCCATGGCTCAGCCGATCAGTTGGCGCGGCGTGCGCGCGGAGCTCTTGCCGGCGCCGCTGCCGCGGCGTCGGCCGCTGCGGCACCTTCGACCGGCGCCGCGCTCATGCTGCCCTCATCCACGCCTTCCTCGAATTCGCCGTCATCAGCATCGCCACCGTCGATCTGGTCGTTGGCACCCTTGCGCGTGATGTCTATCACCGCCTGGTAGTCGGCGGCATCGGACGGGTAGAAGTTCTCGTTGGTGAGCAGCCAAGCAATAGCCGCCTCATCCGTCACGTCGCAGGCCAGATCGCCGCATTCATCCGGCATGAAAACAAGGCGGGTGCCGGCGGGCGTCGTCACGACGATGTTGCCGTCGCGGCGGGGCGTGATGGAGGTCTGGATCTTCATGATGTTGGTCCTAAGAAAAAGGGGGAAGCTGCTAGGCCTCCCCCTTCAACGCGCCGGGGCGCGCCACTTCGCACAAGGAAAGGGGTCAGACGGCGCGATACAGCAGCGTCACGCCCAGCGTGCCGGCCACCGGCGTGGTGGGCGCGGTCGTCACCTTCACACCGACCTTACGTTCGGTCTGGGTGGCCTGCACCACCGCCATGGCGTTGCCGTTGCGTGCCAGGTTCTGCTGGAAGTCGGTGTTGACCGCGGTGGTGGAGCCCCAGGCCTTGCCGCCGTCAGCCGCAGCTGTCGACAAGTTCGCGGAGGCGCCGTCCCAGATACCGACCTGCAGCACCATGGCTGCAGCACCAGAGTCCATGTCGGTGCCATCCACCAGCAGGTCCACCGGCACGCAGCCCGGTGGCAGCAAGCCAATGGCGCCGATGGTGTTCAGGGCCAGATCGGCCGTGGCCAGATCCAGCGCGAAGCGCACCGCCACCACCTCGCCGCCAGCCGGCAGCACCGAGGGCTTGCGGCCCGTCAGGTAGTCGTTCGAGTTCGTGAAAGCCATTTCGTTCTCCTTCAGTCCATTTGGTCAGCGGATGGATCAGCGGCTGGCAGCAGCGGTATCCAGCGCGAACACGCCGAAGTCCTGCTGGCCCACAGCGCCTTCCATGTCGAAGCGCACCTTCTTGTGACCGAAGATGGACGACGTGCTGATGACCACCTTGTCGCCGTTGTCACGGGTTTCCTCGTGCCAGTCGAAGCGCAGGTTGGTGCCCGGCGAACCGAAGGCGACCACGGCAGCCTGCGAACCCAGGAACAGCGCGCGGGCCGCTTCGACGTTGGCACCGGCGCCAGCGTTGTTGAAGCGGATCACGTTGCGGTGCGAGTGCAGGATCACGCCGCGGTGCATGCCGATGTTGCCGCGGAACAGCGGGCTCGCGCGGCCTTCGGAGGCGGCAGCAGCCTTCTGGATGTCCAGCCACTCCCCGGGCACCACGCTCTTGCGCAGATCGTCTTCCTGGAACGTGTGCATGACGCACACGAAAGTTTCCATGCCGTCGATCTTGCAAGGCTGCAGCACCGGGATGCCGGTAGCGCCGCCGCCCTGGCTGTCGGCGCGCGTCTTGGCGCGATCGACCAACTTCAGGCTGAACTTGTCCAGCACGTCGATGTTGTTGAACGCGGTGGCACCGTTCTGCTCAACACCAGCCGCAGACAGCTCGGAGCCGTAGATGACGTGGTTCGAGTCGGGCGCGTACAGCGGGTTCTGGGCGCGGCCAGCATAGGTGGTCGGCAGCAGGAAGTTCGGGTTGATACCGCGGGCGCCGGACACGTAGATGAACAGCAGTTCGTCCATCAGACGAGCCCACCAGCTGGATTGCTGACGCTTGGCCTTCTCGCGCAGGTTGTGCAGCGTGCGCTTGCGCGTCATGCGGCCGCCAGTGTTAACGCCGGCGCGCGCCTGATCGATGTAGATCGCGTCCGTGTAGAACTTCTGGCCTTCTTCCTTGCCTTCGAGGATGTCTTCACCCTCCACCGGCGCCATCTTCAGCTCGGCCAGCAAGTCGTAGGTGATCTGCTCGCCGGCATCGGTTTCCAGATCGGTCAGGATCTGAACCGGCACTTCAGCTTCGGCGCCGCGCGCCATGAAGCGCTGGTTCCAGTAGCTCTTTTGCGAGGTGTCGTAGGCCATCAGGCCGGCATAGCGCTTGACCGCCTTCGGGTCGTTCACGCCAACAATGGTGCGTCCCATAGAAATACTCCTTCAGTTTTGACTTGAAAGAGCACTCCTGCGCTCGAAGCTAGATACAGACGGCTTGATTCAGCCGGCAGTTAATTGCGCCATCCTTGGCACGACTTGCGCAATATCTTGTTCACCGTCCTGAGACAGTTTTGTGATCTTCATGGCGCGCGGCGCGCAGATGCGCAGCCGCGCGGCCTGACCGCTCTTGTGCACCAGCTCGACCGTCACATCACCCACGGCCAAGATCTCGCTCGGCCGCAGTTGGATGGTCAGTTTTGAGCAGTCCCCAGGCATCACGAACCTGCCGCGTACTTCTCACGTTGGGCCGGCGTCATGCGCGCGATCGCATCTTCCAGATCGGTACCGTTCAGACGATCGAGGTGTGCGAATTCACCAGCGACATCGCCGGGTCCATCGCCGCCAGGCACCTGGGCCAGCGTCGCAGGGGCGTCAGCCACGGCCGGCTTGCGGCGAGCCAGCGCGGCATCCTTGGCTGACGGGGCCGGCGCAGGAGTTGGCGAAGGAGCGGGGGCAGCGGGGGCGGCCGCGCCGCGGAACGCCTGCACGCGCTTATGGGCCTCAGCCACAAACCATTTGGCGTCCTTGTCCTCGTTCGACTCATCCGCGCCCAATGCGCGCAGGAACATGTTGAACTCGGACAGCGCTTTGGCATCGGCGCGATAGTTGATGCCGCCCTGCTCGGCCGGCGTGCCCGACACATCATCCAGTGCTTGGTTGAACTGGAATTCGACGCTCTGGCGCGTCATGTCCTGCGAGATCTCGGCCTTGATGCGCAGCGAATCGAGCTCGCGGCGCTCCGACTCCACCCCGCGGAGGTCGGCCTGCAGCTGGGCACGGTCGATGTCGCCGGCCTCGAAGCGGGTCCAGGCGGCAGTCTCGCGCTCGCCCAAGGCAGTCACCTTGGTTTCGAAGTCGGCGGGGAGCTCGGCCACGTAGGCGGGGGCTCGGGCAGGCGCGGGCGATGCGGCCGGAGGCGTCGCCGGTGTGGGGGACCCGGCAGGCGCAGCAGCGGCAGCATCTGCGGTGGCAGCTGCGTCGGCTGCCTTTGCTGTGTCTGCAGCTTCGGTGGAAGTGGTGTCGTCGTCGACCCCATCATCATCCTCGCCGTCTTCGTCATCGCTGCCCGCAATGTTGCGCAGCGCGTCAATTTCAGCCTGGGTCGGTGCGCCATCTTCGATGGCAGCGCGCTCTTCCGGGGTCAGCAACTCCAGTGCTTGGGCGTCGAGAGAACTCATGCTCTTTCCTTGGTCGGTGGTGGATTAATCGTCCTTGCCTTCGCTGGCGATCGACGCCAGGCCCAGCAGCTTCTGTTTGGCGAGCGCCTGCACCTTAGCCAGCCGCTTCGGATCCTTCTCGATCTCTTCGCAGCGCTGCATGGTGCGCAGATCGTCTTCGACCTGCCAGTCGTCTTCGCTCTTGGTCGATGCGATGGTGTTGCCTTTGGCCATGAGATCTACTCCAGTGGTGTGGTGTCGGAATCTGCCACCCTTGGCACGTCCGTAGGCCAAGCCTCGATCAGCGTTCTGACATCGGAGACGTGTCGCCCAGCCTTTTCCGCCAGCTCGCCATATCGCGCTGCGCACTGATCGAATACGTCTCGGAAGGCTCCAACTCGCTCAAGGCAGGCCGCGTGGGATTGCTCGGACACTCGCACCGCATCGGCAGATGTGTCGCGCAGCCGGTCGCGCTCAGTGCGCAGATCATCAGCAGCCCGACGTAACTTGCCCTCGCGAGCGCGCGCCGCGGCGACGGCATTTGAGGCTTGAACATGACTTGCCCTTTCGGCTTTGAGGACGTGGCGAACCTGCTCCACCTGGTCTTCGGCCGCCTGGCCCATGATCGCGGCGATACGCCAGTCCTGGACTTTCCAGGCGGAAGCGCCAGCGATCAGCGCGCCGATCAGGAAGGCAAGCAGCAGCTCTTTCATGGATGCGGAGCCTGCCATCCTTGGCACGTTGTCACGCGCGCGCGGTTGGGATAGTGACCAGCCTTTTGCCACGGTGATACAGCAGCGTCTCGACGCGGAACTGGTCGCGCAGCAGGATCGCCACGTCACGCCAGTCGTTCACGCTCAGCTGCCGCCCATCGAGGCGGGACGCGGCGTGCACATAGGCCAGCGAGTCTCCCAGCAGTTCGGCTTGCGCAGAGGCAAGGAATGGCAGCTTCTCGGCATAGCCGCCGGGCAACTCGAATCCGCGAAGCGTCAGGCTGGTGATCTGGGCATGCCAGTGCATCGCTCTGCCCCTAAGCAGCTGCCAGGATGATGGCCAGGATGGAGGCGTCGTCTTCGCCGGCCTGGGCGCGATATTCCTGCCGCTCGGCCATGCGTTCTGCTGGCAACGGAAGACCCGCGGAAGCGGGCGGGTCGGTCCGCGCAAGCGCCGCAGCTTGGGCCGCTGACGCGGCTGGTGCTGGTGTTGATGGTGTAACGATCGGCCTGCGCGCCGCGGCCGCACGCCGCTTGTCGTCCTGCTGCTGGCGCAGCCGAAGCTCGACAAAATCCCAGGCCGCCCTGACCTCTTCCGTGCTCAGTTGCTGGCGTAGCGCCGGTGCCTGGAATTCCTTGCGGGCTTGGTACGGGCCGCGCCCCTTACCGCTGCCGTACACCTGCTGCTGGCGCTGCTCTTCTTCCAGCCAGGCGATCAGGCCCTGCACGGCCAGGGAGATCGGGCTCAGCTTGAAGCCGAAGCCCTGCAGCGCGATGGCGCGGAGGTTAAGCACGGGTCACCGTCACGGCGCCGCCGGACTCCACCACGGTCTGCACAATGCCGCCAGCGGAGCGCTCAGTTGGAGAAACCACCAGCGGCGCGCCTGGCACCAGGCCGTGGATCTTGGCAAGCTCGCTCATGCGCTGCAGCTCAGTCGCCAGTTCGGTGCGCACGGCCGCGGCTACCTCAGCCGCGCTAGCGCCGCCAGAACCACCAACGCTGGTGACTGCATAGGCCGCCGACTGCGTGCGGTCGACGTAGCAACCGGCCACCGGGTTGATGGTCGCCTTAAGATTCCCGCCCTTCACTTCAAAGCTGCCGGGCGGGAACTGCAGCGTCCAACCATTGATAAACGCGATCGCTGGGAAGTAAGCCCCACCACCCAGGTCGATCTGCTTGTAGGTGTGGATCACCGGATACACCATCGCCTCGGGGTTGTCCTCGATGTCTCGCAGGGCGGCGTGAAAGGCCACCATGTCGGTGATGCTGGCGTCCGAGTGGATCGTCAGCGTGGCGAAGTTCGGCGTCAGGGCCATTACTCGTCCGCGTTGCGCACCGCCGTACCGGATCCGCCCGCGCTGGTCACGCTCAGCGTGGACTCGAACGGAACGATGGAAGGCGTGCTGCCCTTGCGCACCTTGAAGCGGCAGGTGAAGGCAGAGCCAAACTGGAAGTTGGCCGACTGCATGCTGGCACCCGCGGATACCCCGTCAATGAACGGGATGAACGCCGGCAGGCCCGAGGCATAGCCGCCTGCCGGGACTGCGGGAGACAGGCCGCTGATCACGTTGCCGGCGCGCGCCGTATAGGTGTGGCGGTTTCCGTTGATGCGGATGTAGCAGGTCTGCGAGCCCGGCGCCGTGGGTGTGTCCGCAGGGGCTGCAGTGAGCGTCACGGAGGTAGCGCCCGCCGTGGCCGTAGCCGCCAGCGTGGTGTCGTTGGCGAAGCCCCCGGCGCCATTGTCACGCGCCGCCAGCACATAGTCGCCGCTGGCCACACCCGTGACCTGCACGGCCACGCTGGTGGGAGGCGTCTCGACCACGCCGGTATGGCTGATGAGTTGATAGGCCTTGGAGTCGCCGGCCTGCACTCCGGTAAGCCACCAGCCTTGCGCCACGAACCACTTGCCGCCCGCGAAGGTGCCGAACGGGGCCGCGAGGTTCTCGGGGTAGGCCTGGCCGGGCAGGACTCGGTAGCGCCAGCCTGGCACGCTGTTGAAGGTGATCGTGCTCGACTCGCTGCAGGCCCACATCAGGGCCTGGTAGGCCTGCAGCACCGTGATCGTGCCGTCCAGCGTGATGGTGGCCTTGTGCAGCAGTGAGCCGGCGCCGCCACCCAGGTCTTGCGTGTTATCGCCGTAGGCCAGGGTGATCTTCTGCGTGCCGGGCGTGGCCGTCCCGCCGATAGCCGTGCTGAAGTAGCTGGCCGCCACGGCGGGCGTGATAGTGCCGGTGTCGATATTCCCATCCACCGAGGTGCTCAGGGCCGCCACCTGCTCGCCGCCAGGGCTCAGGTCCACGTCGAAGTGGCTGTAGCTCTGGCCATACTTGCGGCTGTAGACCGTGATGTCCTTCAGCGTCGTGTCGCCGGCGCCGCCCTTGGCCTTGACCAGGATCTGGAAGCTGGAGGCGTCAGCGTCCGCCCAGTACTTCGTGATCTTCGCGCCATTCTGGAAAATGTAGATCGGGCTGCTAGCTACCAGCGAGCCCAGCACCTTCAAGCCTGTGTACAGCACGTCGCCGCCGGCCTGCTCGATGGAGCCGAACTTGAACCATTGCGCGGTGGCGTCGTTGATGTTGACGCCGTTCAGCAGCGTTAGCGCCATCGGGCGCACCGTGTTGCGCTTACCTGCCAGCTCAGACGGGTTGGCACCAAGGATCGAGACGAGATCATCGCCCGTTGGGGAGGCGTCGTCAGCGAGATCCTGTGCCCACTGGTGGAGGGCCAGCGTGGTGTACCGAGCGCTAGTGCCCGGCACAAAGGCCGCCGCCTGGCGCAAGTTACCGCTGGAGTCGATGCTGAAATCTGAACCGATGGCCATGGTGCTTACTCGTCCGGGATTTGTGAAACGTAGATCGACTGGCTTCCGACGAAGGCCGTCGCCAGGGTCTGGTAGGGGATGTAGTACGGCGCTGAACTAGCCTTGCGCACCTTGACGCGAAGGTCATTGCCGGCGTTTCCGGCAGCGTAGGTGGGCACCGTGAACACCTCAGTGCTGCTCGCAGCAGTGCGGTTCTCGATGGTGGTTCCGGTCTGCGTCTCCACCTGGATCGCGGAGCCGGTAACCAGATTGGTCAGCGTCAGCGTGAAGCTGCCGATACTCTCTGTAGAGAGGCGCATGCGGCCGATGGCCGAATTGCCCGCGGCGCGCAGGCCCGGCAGGTCCGATACCATCACGGCGCTGCGCGCCAGGCCGAAGCAGGAATCAAAGATCGCACTCATGTGATCGCGATCTCCGGGTTGAGCGAGAAAGCTGCCGTCGAGCCTCCAGGGAGGGAGCGGTCGATCACAAGACGCACGTTCATGATGGTGTTCAGCTTCACCTGCTTGGCAGTCGTGCCAGACACCTTGCGCGGCACCCAGGTGCTGTACGCCCCGCCTGCGTTCGTCCAGCTGGCCGACGACGTGGCAAGCGACACCGGCACACGCTCAGAGACGGGTGCGCCCGTCTCATCGATGTACTGCAGCTCCACCGTGCCGAACAGCGGCAGATTGGTCAGCGAGAGCGAGTCCAGCAGCAGCTCGACAGACCAGCTGCGCGCCCCGGTGGTGAGCCGCGATTGCATGCGCGTTGCGGGCAACGCCCACGGCTGGCTCGGGCTGATGACGGCCGAGGCGTTGGTCCAGTACGCCAGCCACGCCCAGGGCGTGCCATCAGGAGCGACGGAACTCAACACCGGCTGGCCGGCGTTCCACTCCACGTACCCCGACCGCGACTCAAACTTTGCCGAGCCCCCGATGCCGAGGTTGTCGAACACAAGATAGGCGGGGTTCTGCCCCACCGTGGTGTTGACCAAGCCCACCGCGCCAGCTGGCAGTCCTGCGCCCTTGTTGTTTTCAAAGAGCAGCGTTGATCCAGCGCCGAGGGTTACACCGGGCGCGTACAGGGTCAGGTCGCCCGGCTGACCGGCAGAGAACGTATTGCCGCGCGCCGTGAGTTGGAGCGCCGTGCCTGTTGTCGATGTTTTTACAACAGGCACCGTGAACGCGCCACCACCCACGCCTGTAAGGTTCCAGCGAACGTCGTTGCCAATCAGAGTCGTAGTGTAAATTTTGGCGTCGAACAGGGAAGCAACGATGTTCGTACGCGGCACTGCCGTGAAGTCGAACAGGCAATCTACGCACGACAGGCTGTATCGGGACGAGCTGCCCGGTGCCCAAAACGCGAAGCAACTTGTGGCGTAGCTGCCCGTCTTTTCGATGAACTCGACCTTCTCGTAGCTGGCCCCCCAGGCTGTACTGCCGCCGTCATACCCCCATGTAAGCGGCAAGCTGCTGCCGCCGCTGTTGATGTAGAACTTGACGGTGAACGCGCCCCGGACCTTGGCCTTGATGCTGTGGTACATGCCCGCCACCGACAGGGTGACATAGCCCGCGCCGTTGGCAGTCCAGTCCAGCGTCAGCTTGGACGACGACCCGTCCCCTGTCCAGATCGTGCCGTCGTCCATCAGCATGTTGATGTACGCGGGCTTGTTGGCCTGCGGGGAGATGTTGGCCGTGCCCGTCACGAGCGTGGTGTTGCGCCCCGTCCGTACATTCAGGATGTCATGCTCCGTGAACGTGAAGCCCGAGTACCGCACCATGGGGGACGCGACGAACAAGCCGTAGGTCAGCGCGGTGATGCTGTTCGACACGCCGATGGCCGCCGTGTTCAGGAACCAGCCCCAGCATCCCCCCGCGCCGCCCGCAAACTGTGTCAGCGTGGGCGAGCCGGTGAAAGTCGTTGCGATGGCCGCGCTGGTGTTGTTGGCGTAGTTCAGCGTCGCCGAACCGACGCGCATCATGATCTGGCAGGTACCGGCCGGTGCGCCGCCGCCGGGGCCACGCGCGAACACCAGATTGCGCAGCTGCGGCGTGCCGACGGCCACGCCCGATGCCACGGCGGTGCTCGTCGCGTTGATGTTCGTAGCCAGGGCGTTGGCCGCCGCATCGGCGCTGGCTGCGCCGATCACGCTGGTGGTGCTGACGCTCACACCGCAGACGCTGATGGTGCCGCTGGTCGGAACAGCCGTCATCAGGATAGAGCCGATGGACGCGGCCGACGCGGCTGCGCTGGCCGCTCCATCGCCCTCTTGCGGGGTGCCCCAGGTTGGCGTGGCGCCGATGTTGGTGGCGTAGGCGCCGTGGTCTAGGTAGCTATCCATCGTCAGCTCTGCAGGATCTGCGCAGCGCGCTCAGGAGAGAAGAATTCCGTCACGCCGGCAACGGTGCGTGGGTCGTCAAGGTCCACACTCGTCCCGTCCGCTTCAGGCGTTGCCCAGTCCAGCAGCTTGATGAACTTGAGCACTGGGATGTTCGTCAGCGACGCTTCCAGCAGCGCATCGAACTCAGCCTCGGTGAACCGACCGATGAACGACAGCTTGCTCAGGCGCCGCTGGGGCGTGATGACCTCTGGGGGCGTGATGACCTCTGGGGGCGCCAGCGTGTGGTCGTGCGTGGCGAACTCCCAGCCGTTCCACTCGATGGGGGCCTCGGCCTGGTAGCGGTAGACCTCGGCGCCGTCGCTCTTGCGGGTCACGATGTAGGTGCTCATGCCTTCTTGCCCTCACCGGTGGCTGGAGACTCCACGACATCGGCGCCCGTCACCTTGCCGTTCTCGTCGTGCTTCAGCTCGATGGTCTTCTTGACCTCGCCGCTCTTGGCATCTACGGTCACGTTCAGCGTGATCGGGGCGGCCGGCGGCGCGGCGACGGGCGCCGGCGCCGGTGCGGGGGCTAGCGGCGCAGGCGCGGGATCGGCCTTCTTCGCAGCTTCCGCGGCGATCTTTTCTTCCAGCACACGTTGCATGTCCTCGATGCGCTTCTCCAGGGCCTGCACGCGCTTATCGCTGGCTGCGTGGATCTCGGCCACGCGCAGCTTGGTATCGCGGTCGATGTTGGCGAGCTCGTGCTTGACATCCGCGTCCCTGTTGATCTGCAGGGTGCGGTTTGCGAGCTCGCTCTGGGCCTTGGAAAGCTGGGCGCTCAGCGACTCGATCTGCGTGGCCGCCTGCTCCTGCACCTGGCGCAGGGCCTGCTCCATTTCAGCAGGCATGCCGCCGGACGAGTCAGCCATGCCGGCGGCCATCGCCTCGGATTCCATCTTGGCGGCCTTGGCGTTGATCTCGCGCACCTTGGCGCGCTGTTCTTCGAGCGCAGTGATGGCGGATTCGCGCTGCATCTGCAGGGCCTCGGCCTGCTGCTGCATTTGCTGCTCGATCTGCAGGGCTTCCTCGGGCGTCGGCTCCTTGTTGGGGTCGCGCTCGCCGGTGAGCTTACGGATCTGCTCGGCGATCTCGTCCTTGTTGGGCAGGTCCGAGAACTCCATGGCGATGGTCATCATGCGCAGGGCGATCTCGGGCGGGTACTTCACCGCCATGTTGTTCAGGCTGTCGAACATCACCTGGCGCAGCGTGCCGCTGTAGTCCTGCTCGGCCACCTGGAAATCCGCCTGGCTGGCGGTGATGTCGTTCAGGAAGCGGACCGATCCATCCGGCATCTGCTCGGGCTGGTTGATCTTGATCCACTCCAGCGCGCCCTTGGTGCCAGTGAGGCGGATCACCTTGGCGTCCGTGTACCACTGCTCCGACAGGCTGAGCTGCTTTTCGCCCTGCACCTGCGTGGCGAAGCGCAGATTGTCGAATGGCTCGGTGGTGACCACGGATCCCTGAAGCTGGCGCGCCTTGATGGCCTCTCCGCTCACCGCATTGGTCTGGCGGCCCATGTTCTCCTGGGCCACGCCAGCGCTCTTCTGGATGCTCTGGCCGTCCAGCGTCATCATCTGGATCTGGCCCGTTGCGCCATCGGTGTCGCGCCGGATCACGAACTCCTTGCCGGGCTTCTTGATGATCAGGCCATCAGGCCGGTCGGCCTCATCGCGCGCGATGTTCCAGTCAGCCACCGCGCCTTCGTCGGCAATGATCTGGTTCGAGTTCAGCAGGAACAGCGCCTTGCTGGCGCGCTTGTTCAGGTCGATCTGCACATCGCGCACGCGGCGGATCACGCCATAGGGCAGGCGATCGCGGCCGCGGCGGTAGCACCACACCGGCGTAAGGCTGAAGCGGTTGTGGCGGTTGATGCTGGGGTTCAGGGCCAGCATGTGCGTCTCGGTGAACACCGCCACATGCGTGCGCATCAGCACCTTGTCCACGATCGTCGCGCCCTCGCGCGCCACAGCATCGCCCAGCATGTGGTCGCGCGGGCCGAGGATGGAGCCGCGGAAGGATCCATCGCTCACTACCTTGACCCGGGCCGGCTTGCGGTACTGGCCCTCTATCAGCTTCACGCGCGGCCGGTGCGCATCGATGGCCAGGCCGGAGCCCATGGCGCGCAGCGTGCCGCTCCGGTCCTTCGAGTTGGCATCCAGGCCGGTCACCCAGGTGTCTTCCTCTTCGTTATTGTCGGTCGTGTAGGCCGTGTCTTCGGCGGCCTGGCGGATCTCGTTCTCGCGGTCGGGGAACATCAGCACAGCGATGTCCACGTCCACCCAGCGCCAGCGGAACAGGTAGCGCGCGTCGCTGAGATCGAGCTCGTAGCTCATCGAGTCCCACAGCACATTGCGCCAGTCCTCGTACTTGCTGTAGAGGATGTCCTGCGTCGGGTCGTCGCGCACCCCGTCATCCAGCCAGCCCACGCCCGACTTGACGGCATCGGCGAACGCGCGCGAGCGGTTGAACTGCACGCGGTTGATGTCGCTGATGTACTTCAGCACCTTGGTCTTGATGTCGGCCATCTGCACGTCGTCTTCCGACCTTGGCAGAACCCGCCAGTCCACGCGCGTGCGGCGCTCGGTGCCGATGATCCAGTCGCACATCGGCGCAACCTCGTTGTAGACCAGCGGCATCTGGCCGCGGTCCTTCACGATCTGGGCATCCTCGGGATCCCACTGCAGGTTGTCGTACATGTCCGCGTCCATCGCCATGTCCAGGCGGTTGGCGGACTGGCGCTCGCGCTCCAGGTAGTACCAGGAGAGCAGCTGCCGGTGCTCGCGGCGCGCCTCGTCGCTGTCCAATGGGTGGGCCTTGGTCGTGGCCACCGCGGTGCCGGCTTGGCGCAGCTTTTCATCGAGCGACTGGCTGTACTGGTCGCCGGGCGCCTTGCCGCGAATTGGGCGAACGTCCAGCTCATTCATACGCGACGCCCTCGCGCTCCAGGCGGATGTCCTCGCCGCCGATGGCCTTGCCGTCCTCGCGCAGGATCATCTGGCCGATCGCGCCGCGCATGTATTCGGGCGGCGGCGCCGAGGGCATGGCGTTGAGCTCGCCCAGCACGTCGGTGACGATATTGACGATGCGTGCCCGGTTGCGCAGGCTGGGCTCGATACCAAGCATGCTGCAGGCGATGCGCGATTGCTGGTCGGCGTGCGCCATCGCCTCACGGCGCCAGCCTGCGTCGATCGCATTGATGTTCCAGCGGAAGGCCGCGGAGTCAGCGACGACGAACCAGCCCGCGTCCTTGCGGTGGGCCGGCAGCAGCACCAGGGCGCGCTCATCGTTCACCCAGGTCAGGACGGCAACGATGTCACCGTGAACGCGGGAAAGGTGCGCTTTGCGCAGGTCAAGTGATACGCCCATGGCAGCCCCAATCAAGTTGCTGGGGAATCTGCCATCCTTGGCACGTAATTCAGTGTTCGCCGGGGCCTGCGGCAATGCGACCAGTAAGGCGGTCAAGCATTAGCGCCGCAGGCCGCGACTACTTACCTAGCCCTGTTCGGATTCACCTTGGAGGGCACCTCGCCCAATCCCATTCGATCGCCACCGTCAGGGTTACGACCAGGGCTGGCCGTCGCGTGAAACCAAATGCTTCCCATCCTTGGCACGGAAAGAAGAAGCCCGGCGCGGGGCCGGGCTTGCTGTTAGGGGCGGCCTAGATCAGGTGCCGGCGCCTTCCGGTGCCTCGGTGAAGTCGACGTAGAACTGCTTGCCGGGCTTGAACTGTTCGGCCGCAGCAGGGTTCATCGTGCTGAGATCGATGCTGGCGCTGGGCGTCCACTTGAAGAACTCGGCGTTCTCGGGACTGCCGCTGCTCACCGCCTGCAGCTTGGCGGTCTTGATGCCGCCCTCATGCTCGGTGACAGAGTTGACTTTGAACTTGGCGCGGACGGTCTTGATGTCGGACATGGGAACTTTCGTGAGGGGTGATGAGAAAGCCCCGCACCGCGGGGCTTCAGGGCGAGATCAGCGAATCAAATCGACGGGCACATGCGCCAGGTCGGGTGGATCTCCGGACGCTCGCGCTTGATGGTGCGCAGCACGAAGGCACTGGCCCGCTGCAGCTCAACCGCCGGGCGCGTGGCCACGGCGTCGCTGGCGGCCGGCTGGATGCGCATGGCGGGGTCCACGAAGGGGCGCAACGCGAATTCCTTGGCCGAGCGGCAACGGGTGACGAAGCCGTCGCGCAGCCAGGCGGCAGCGCTGCAGAACACGGCGGCACAGGCCAGGGCAAGCGACAGGATCACAGAGCGGTGGATCGATTTCATGTGGTCAGCCTTTCAGCGGTTGGGGGAGGAAGAGCCGCCACCCTGCCATCCTTGGCACGACTTCGACAATCCACCATTCATCACATGGACGCGCCGCCTGACCCGCAGGATGATCGCCACATGAACACCCAGCACCGCCCCAGCATCGCCACCCTTCTGCTCCAGCGCCTGCTGCGCGCGATCGGCGCGCGCCGGCCCATCGATACCGACTCGGTGCCAGGGCTCGAGGTCATGGAATCGAACTGGGGCGAGTGGGAGGCGGCCGGCGGCGAGCCGATCAAACCGACATCGGAGAACCGCGGCGCCTGAATGCGCCCTGCCCTGGCTTGGCCGGCTGCGCAAACTCCACCATGAAGTTCTCGCCGGCCTCAGCGGCCTGGCCAAACTGGCGGTAGCCGTCCGCACCGTGGCTGTCGTCGTTGTGCAGCGGCGTGTCTTTCCAGCAGCCGCGGGTCTTGTCCCACTCCTTGCGATAGCCGGCCAGGCGGGCCAGGCCCTGCAGGCAGCCTTCCTCGCTGAAATAGCTGGTGGCGAAGGCCGAACGCGTCGCCTGGATGCCAGACACGATGTTGGTCACGCGAGGCACCACCTCGAACCGCGCGCCGGGAAGAAGCTCTTCCAGCATTTCCTTGATCGTCTGGTTCGTGTCGGCGCTCTTCCCGATGCGCTTGTAGTCGGACTCGTGCGGCAGGTAGTGGCGGCCAAAGGTCCAGCCCGTGTCCTGCAGGTACTTCGAGTAGTGGTCCAGCTCTTCGCCGCTGGCCTCGTAGTAGCGGATAAAGCGGTTCTCCGGCCCGACGCGCTGGTGAAACCAGATCGTGGTCATGTCGCCGCGCCCGATGTCCCAGAAGGTGTTCACCGGCACACCCTTGACGAAGGGAATCGACTTCAGCACCCGTCCCTGCTTGCGCGCGTTGGCCAGCTGGGTCGCATACCAGCAGCCCTCGGTGCTCATCTGGAACGCTTCTTCCGGGTAGCTCGGGTACTCCTGCCACATCAGCGGCGCTTCGTCCGCGAAGTCCTCTCGCCGGGTGGTCACGTACCACGCCCGCTTGCGGTCCGTCAGCTCGCGCTTGATGCGCGATTCGACCTCATGGAAGTAGGCGTTGTCGGCCTCGGAGAACACCACGCCCTCGGGGTCCAGCTCATAGGTCGGCTCTTCCCACCAGGCGAAGAAGTGGAAGCGCCACTCCTTCTGCGTCGGCTGCAGGCCGCGCTCATGGTTGGCCTTAGCCCGCATCGTCATGTCGTAGAACTTGCCGTCCTGACCCTCGGCGGTCGACTCGATCACGCACACGCCCGACTTGGGCACGGCGGGTATCGAGCCGGTCACGACCTCCTTGGCCTTGTCCGGGTACTTGGCGCAGATCTTCCCGAACTCGCTGATGTGCAGGCGGTGGATCGTGCCCGAGCGCATCGACGTGGCCACGCGGATGCTGGCGCCGTTGTGCGCGAACTCGATCTCGCTGGCGGTGGACTTGCTCAGCGGGAACCGATCGCGCAGCTCGGCCGGCAGGTTCTCGTAAGCGAACTTCACCTTGCCGCGGAAGATCGCCTCGGCGGCCTCCTTGTCCTGGGCAATGATGCCGCAGCGGATTGGGTGCTTGGAGAACAGGGCCGTGTCGAGCCAGAGAATGCAGATCAGCGTGGTGAAGCCGAGCTGGCGCGCCTTCAGGATGATGTTGCGGTGGTGCAGCCTGGCCAGCAGTCGGCGCTGGGCGCGGTTCGGCTTGAACTGCAGAACCAGGCCTTCGTCGTCGTCGTCATCGCCCTTGACGATGATCTTGTAGAGGTTGCTGATGCGCCAGACGGGATCGTCCAGGTTCTCGGCCAGGGTTGCGGCATCAACCACTGGCCAGGCCCCCGCGCATCGCCCAATCCTTGCCCTGCTCCAGCAGGAACAGCGCCTCGGCGCGCGTCATATGCGACGAGCGAACCACCAGCACGCCTTCGGCGTTGTAGCCAATCACCAGCACGTCAGCCAGCCTCTCGCCCAGGGCCGAGTGCAGCGCCTGGTCTGGCTTGAAGTTGGTCGACGCGGGCAGCGCGATCACATTGGCGTTGTTCACCCAGCCGCCTCCACCACGCCGCCGACATCGCGATAGATGCCCAGCAGCTGCTCGATCGGAAGATAGGCCAGCTGGTCGCGGTCCCACGCCCAGCACTCGTTCCACTGGTTGCCGTTGAACTTGGCCAGGCCGGCGCGCGTGTAGTGGTCGGCCTGCACCATCGATGGGAAGCCGCGGCCGCAAATGGCGTCGACGAGGACGCGGGTGGTGATCTGCATCAGAAATCCCCCGGCGCGACCTGGAAGCAGGCCACGCCCTTGCTACGCCACATGTCCACCACCTTCTGCCGGTCATCGAACACGGCCACCAGGCGCTTGCGGTCGTAGCCGCTGAGCGCGTCGTACCAGCTGGCCTTCAGCTGCTCATCTGGCGTGAAGTCGCCCTCGCGCCGCATGGTCAGGCCCACCTCTTCGGGATCCACCGAGCCATCGCCGAAGATCCACTTCTGCAGCCAGGCCAGCGTCTCGTTCATCACCTCAGCGCTGCGGCCGCTCCAGATCTGCACCTCGGCGCCGGCGCGCACCAGCGCCATGAGCGAGCTGATGACGGGCCAGTTCGGTTGGTCATCGACGCAGGCGGCGAAGAAGGCGGGCCAGTCGGGCTTGTGCGCACACATCGCAAAGCACCCTCGCTTGCACACAGGCAGGGTGTTGTCTGTTTTGGCGCAACCTTCCGGGGGTTCCACCAGATGCCGCCGGTGCTCAATCAGCGCCAGCGTGCCGTCCAGGTCGAAGATATAGAGCGGGGTCATGGTTTGACCTCCATGAGCGATGCGCCGCGCTCACGACCCAGGTTCGCCACCTGCTGCTCTTCGCCCAGCAGCTGGAAGGCAATGCGCTGCATGTCATTCAGGTGCCGCTCCGTTGCCGCCAGGCTGCCAGCGCTCCCAGATCCTTCGGTCGGGCGCAGGCCGGCGCGCCACAGCTCATCCATCAGCAGCTGCGCATCAGCGACTCTCATGCTCATGGTGGGTGATGCCGCCAACGTGTTCTCCGCGACGCGCTCGAACTCCAGCGGCTTTGCGACCATGGTTCCAAGTTCGTCGCGCTGCACTACGAGCAGTTCGATGCACTCGCGCCATGCCTTTCGCTCCACGTAGAAATCAGTCCTCATGGTCCATCGTCCTCTTCAGGTTCCGAGCCGATCGCAACCGGCCCCACAACATTTCCGCTCAGGCCCTTCAGCAGTTCCTTGAGCGGGTCGGTCTTTTGCTTGTTGTCGATCTCATACAGGCCCAGGTGCTTCATGGCCTTCTCCAGCGCCACGTTCTTGTCCCAAAACTTGTACTTGATGCGCCCGTATTCATCGATCTCGAAGGAGGCCACGGCCGCGCGCGTGGCGGGCGAGAGCTCGTTTGGCAGCTTTACGCGGCCGTCCGCGTGCATGATTTCCCCGATGTCGGAGTGCGCCAGCATGCGCACCTCGGCTAGCACATCGACACGAGAGAGGCCCGCCTGGGCAGCTGCTTCAGCCCGCAAAGCGGCCACCCTTGAGGAAACATGAGGCAATGCGGCCAGGCTGCTGGCTTGCTGGTGCACAGCCTCGGACTTCCACTTCAGCGACTTCGGGTAGGCCTGGCGATAGGCCTCGGCCTGGCTGAGGCCGGAGGCCACGCCCTGGGCGAACTTCTCTTGCTGGGTGGTCAGGGGCTTGCTGGTCAAGACCGCACCTCCTGCACCTCAATCCCGTGCACCCACAGCATCAGCTTGCGCTTCAGCCTGAACTCTGGCGTCACGGCGCCCTTCACGTCTTCCACGACCTGCTCGCCGCCCTGCTGGTACACGAAGTCGGCGATGTAGACGGTCGGGCGCTCCTTGCCGCCGCGGGGCTTGGCCAGTTCCGGGATCACCACGAACGGCACCTGCAGCTGCAGGCCAGAGATCTCGCCGGTGCGCTGCAGCAGGTCCAGGTACTGCCAACGCTTGTGCTCGGCCTTGCTGTCGAACTTGCGGCCCTTGGCGTCGACCACCTTGGTGTTGCCGTACTTCTGCCCGCGCTTCTGGCGCTCGGCCGGGTGGTCGCGCATGGCGATAACGCTCGGGTTCGCCGCGGCGCGCTGGCCGAGGTTCAGCAGCTCGGATCTGGTCATCTGGATAGGCTTGGCCATCAGATCACCCCTGCCCTGACGCCGACCCAGACCTCTGCCCAGCAGAGCGGTGTTTCTCCACCGAGGGGTGCACGCACGCCAAGATCTGCGCCCGGGTGGGAGATCGGTCGAACCTGGCGATGGCGGCGAGCAATGAAGCGGCGGCCGGCTTGCTCGGATGCGCAGACATCACGGGGCGGGCGCAGCATGCCAAGCAGCGGAAGCTGTAGCGTCCACTGAGGGGATTTGCCTGGTGTACGGTGCAAGCTGGGCATGGCATTTATCCGGCGTCGGTTATTCACTGGCGTGCGCAGGCTCGGGCGGCAGCACCGCGCACATCATGGCGCGCTGCGCCATCGTGGGCCGGTAGCCCTCTCCGATACGGGCACGCAGGCGGTAGGCCCAGTCGCGTGCCACGGACTCGCTCATGCCCTTGGCCGCTTCCGTCACCTGGCCGCGGATGTGGCCCAGCTTGGCCATTTCTTCCGCGATGCGTTTCGGGTCGGCCGGCGGGGGTGGCGGCAGGGCCACGTAGAGCTGGCTCTTGGGGGCCTGCCGGCAGAGGTTCTTGAACTGCACGACGTTGGGCACATGCTCAGGCAGGTTCTCGAGCGCGAACGCGATCTGCTCCAGCCCATGGGGCGTGTTGTAGGCGGCGAGCTCGAAGGCCCAGTGACCCTTCACGTCGCCCAGCTTCGACGTGCCGACGATGCGGCGGTCGAAGTCCTGGCCATACGTGAGGATCAGGCGCTTGAACAAGCGCTCGACGGCGGTGGTGGAAAGGCTCATGGGTGGGCTCCTATGGCCGGCAGCCGCGTGGGGTCGGCCGGCTCCATGTCGATGATGTCGCCGGGCAGCGCGCTGCTGCTGCGCTCGCCGGTGAGCTCTTCGTGGCGCTCGCGGGCGCGGCGCTCTCGCGGCGTCTCGCCGGGGCGGTAGTCGGCTGCGGCACGGTTGGCCGAGCTTCGAGCATCAGCCATCTGGTTCTTCACGATGCCCAGCACGTAGGCGAATCGCTTGCCGTTGGCCACCGCGGTGCGGCCGGCTGCGGCGAACATGCCAACATCGGCCCCCTGCTCTATCAGGTCGGTGAGCGTTTGGTGGCCCGGGTTCACGTCAGGGATGCCGATCGCCTTGAGGGTGACACACACTGCAGCTTGCATGGAGGGCGCTGCGGCGTTGACTTCGCCTCCCGCGTGTCTGTGGTCCTGGTCCTCTCCTTGATCCTGGTCCTTGGTCCTTGGTCCTTGGTCCAGCGACGAAGGCTCGCGAGGTTTCGCGATTGTTCGCGAATCCTCTTCTGGCCCGGGGAACTTGGAGGCTGACGGGCGGTCAATCTTCTGGTGTGACGCCCACTTAGCGATCTCCAGATAGGTCGTTCCTTCCACGACATACCGCCGGATGCAGCGCTCCACCTCCAGCTCCTTGAGCCATTCATCGATCAGGCCTGGCGCATCGTCGTCGTAGGGGAAAAGAAGGCTCGCGAGCATTCGCGAGGCTGCGCGAGTCCTGCCAGAGTCGTCGGCGATCGTCCACAGCAGCACGAACAACAGGCGCGCGTCACGGGACACCCGGCCCATGCTTTCGGACTGCGGGAACTCTGGCTTGATCGTGCGGATGCGGGCCACTACGCAAGCCTCCAGATCCGCTCAGATCTGCCCGAGCGCGTGCGGCGGCTCTCGCCGGTGGGCGCGATCTTCTTGGCCTGCTGGAGCTCGGCCAGGCGCTTGCGCACGGCATAGCCATCGATGCCGATGGCGTCCCCGATCTGCTCGGCGCCGGCCGGGCCGCCCTTCAGCGATTCGAGGATGCGGGCCTCGTGGCCCTGGGCGAACTCAGCGACGCGCGCGGCGGCGAGGTGGCTGGTAGTCGGGTCGGAGTGGCGCACCAGGCGCGCGGCGGGAGACACATCCATGTCAGGACTCCTTGATGACGACGGAATAGCGGAGGTAGCGCGGGTTGCGCGTGCCGTCCTGGAACGCGGCGATGAGGCCCTGGGAGCGCAGGAAGACCAGCGCCCAGTCGACGCTCCGTTCGCTGCGGCCGGTGGCCTCCACGATCTGCTCGCGGCGGTAGTAGCTGCCGGGGTGCGCGGTCAGGTACTGCAGCACCGTGGACGAAGCGCTGTCGGGGCGGATCACGCCGGCGGGCCTGGGGTTGAAACGTGGTTCGTTCTCGCGCAGGTTCTGGCGCTGCGCCTGGTCGGTTGCGGCCATGATCCGCTTGGCCAGCCAGTCGACACCATTCATGACTGGGCACCGGGATTGTTCGGGCTTTGATCCCATTCACGCGGGGCCAGGGGGCGCGCTAACCTGCGCAGCATGCAGAGATCGCCGTACACCGCCCGCTCAAGGATGCACCGCACGTACTCGCTTTTTGGTACGCCAGCGACCGCGGCCAGCGCGATCACCGCTTCTTCGAGATCCTGGCTCACCGGAACATCGAGGCGCGATGTGAGCTTGCCGCCTGAGTCCGATCTGCCTGAGCGGGAGAGCATCGTCTGGGTGTCCATGGGTCTGGAGTCCTACGTGGGTGAATCGTTTTTGTGGCAGGCCGGCGCCCTCTTCTGGGCGGCCGTCTGTTTCTTCCGGGCTGGCGCAGCGTCGAAGGGGATCCCGATGACGCCGCGCATCTGGTGGGAGATCTGCCAGTGCGCGTGCATCGTGGTGGTCCTGTTCGCCCTACTTAGCGAGGCGCGTGGATGCAGGCAGGGGGGCGCGTCCGCGGCGGGGCAAGACTGCCTTGTCGTGGACGCGAGCTGCTGATGCACGACTACGCCGTTCCTTGCGGTCGTGCGCGTCAAACCATTCCAGGATCGCGTCGGCATGGTTCACGCGCGGGATGGATTTGCGCAAAAAGATCCGGCTTACCGTGGCCTGCGCCACGCCGGTTTCTTTGGCAATGCGTTGATGCAGGCCCACCGCGTCGTCCAGGCGCCGCAGCAGTTCGTCATAGGTCTTTTCGCGCTTCATGCGGTCAGTGTATCCGCTATCGGTTATTCATGAAACCCCCGTCGCATATCCGCCAGCGGCACAATCCGCAAACCGCTATGGAACTAAAAGACATACTCGCAATGCGCCTGCGCGCGCTGATGGACGCCAGGCCCGATCTGGACACCCAGACCAAGGTCAGCAAGCGCGCCGGCGTTTCGCAGTCCACCGTGCAGCGGGTGCTGAATCGAGAAGTGGCCACGAACCTTGATGTGATCTCAGATCTGGCCAAGTGCTTCAGGGTTTCTCCCCAGGATCTTCTCGCACCGATGCCGGCCGATCGTGTAACAGAGCGTGTCGTTCCGTCTTACGATGAGCAGGAGCTTCTATTGGCGTGGCGCGGACTTTCTGATGCGGATAAGCACCGCATCATGGCGTTCGTCAGTATCTCGCTGGCCGCTGAAAAAAAGGGAGCGGACAAAAAGGAAGCGCGGGGGGAACTGAACGTGGACGAGGTTAAAAGGGTGCCGGCCGCTGCTCTCGCAGCGGTTAGACGCACCTCGGTTAGGGAGCCGGACAAGCCAACTCCACTAACCAAGAGGGAACATGGCACCGACCAACAAACCAAACGAAAAGGTCGCCATTCTTGATCGAGGACTTGACGCGCTAGAACCGCACCGCGAACGAGTCTCACAGATCAAGAAATGGCATGTAGAGCAAGCGACTTCAGATCGCAAGCCCGTAGCAAGTCTCAACATAACCATTACGTTCGATGGAGAGATTGAAACTACAGGCCTCGGACTTGAACCGATCTACGTTCAACTCCTGCTTGACGAAATGAACCGGGTCAGCGGGGAACTTGAGCTGCAGCTGCATCCCAATTCGCTAGACGTTCCGCGCTGCGGCTGGTAGCCCGCGCAACACTCACCAAGCGCGCATCCTCCCTGTCGCGCTTTTTGTTTGGCTCTTCATATCCGTTATAGGTTTACATATCATCCGTTTCCGGTTATTCTGCATCCGTGGTCAGGAACTAAGCAGAAGGAACAGGATGATCAGCCAGCAATTCATTCTCCCGATCTCGCATGAGATCACCGTTGATCTCTTCGCCGGCGCCGATGGCCGCGTGCTGCCAAAAGACGCTCAGGTTCGCATGTGCGGCAACTCGGTGTGCCCACCGCTGGCGGCCGCGATTGTGCGGTCCAACTATTCGGACTCGATGGAAATTCGTCGGGCCGCTTAATTGCGCCCGCAAATATCCGACATCGGTTTTTCGGAGGATCCATGCAAGACGCCCTCACCTACCGTTACCCGCGCACCCTCGATGAGGCCTTCGGCCTTGACGCGGACAGCGCCAACCCCGTTGAGGGTCCGTTTGTGAATCCCTCCCGCGGCGACTCGCTGACGACGACCAGCAGCCTGCTGGCTCTGGGCACGCTGCTGATCTTCATGGCTATCGGGTGGGTGAAGTGATCGGCGCCGAGGCCTGGCGCGCCTGGGGCATCCCAGTGCGCGCTGAAGAAGAACCTAGCGGACCCGTGAGCGCGGCCGATCTGGACGCGTCCATCCACACCAGCCAGCGCATGTCCGCCTACTTTGAAGACGCCCGCCCACCGATGAGTCCGGCCGAAGGCTGGGCGCTGGTGGCGATTCTTTCTATCAGCGCCGCCCTCGTGATCGGCGGCGCCCTCTTGATTGCGACCTACTGATGCCAAAACGTCCACCCTATGGCGAGCTGACCAAGCAGGTGCTGGCGCTGGCCAGCCGCGAGCGCGGTATGACCACCAAAGACATTGACGGCGCGAGCATTCCCCAGGTCGGGCGCGCCTGCAGAAAGCTGTGCGCTGAGGGCGTGCTGTTCTGCGCGCGACTCAGCTACAAGTCCGCGCGCTACTTCACCGACAAGACCCGCGCCGAAGAGCTGGAGAAGCGCTCGAAGGACTGCCGCGACCGCGGCTGGGTGGACGACACCAAGACCACCGCCAAGGCCCAACGCACACCGGCCTGGAAGAACGGGCCAGCCGCGAATCCGGCCGGCGTCGAGGCGCAGCGCTTCACCGCGCCCCCTCAGCGCGTCCAGGTGGTCGAGCTGCTGTCCGATCACAAGCCCGTCGTTCGCTCTGGTGCGTTCGACTTTAGAAAATACCAAAAGCCTGGAAGGTACTGAAGCATGGGATTCGTCAACATCCACGGCCAGCCGATCGACTGGGCCGGCCTGCACGCCCGCCAGGCCGAAGAGGCCAGGCGCCGGTATGTGATGGGTATCGCGCCATCACGCAAGCCAACGGTGAAGCGCGGCTATGCCGCTGAGCCTGGATCTGGCCCAACGAACAAGCGCTGCGCCGACTGCGAACACAAGCGCTCCTTCGGCGGGCCGCATGGCGGCAAGCACTTCATCAAGTGCGAGCTTCGACGGCCCACATGGACCAATGGCGAAGGCACCGACATCCTGGCGCGCACTCCGGCGTGCTGCCTATTCAAGCAAAAGGAATCCTGACATGACCATCCAACAAGCCGCCCTTGAGGCGCTGGTAGACGAATTTGCACACTGCGCCGCAAAGGCTCACGCCGAGTCCCTCTACGGCACCAGCAAGGGCTACACAGCTGAGTGCCGGCGCCATGAATCCGAAGCGCGCGCAAATCTGATGGCCGCCCTCCAGCAGCCCCAAGGCGTCCAATCCCCAGCAGAGGCACATGGCGTGACCGTCGCCGACATCCTGGCCGAGTTCGACCGACGCGCTGCCCCGGGCACCGGGTTCTATGAGCCCGAGGAACCGGCCCAGATCATCCGCGCCATGCTCGCCAAATCCCAGGCCCAGCCCAAGGGGACTGTGCCTGCAGGCTTCGAGCAAGTGGCGCTGCCGTCTGGCAGCTTCGGCTGGCGCTATGCGGTTGAAGAGTCGGCAAAGCTGCTGCGGACCATTGATCGAAATGGCGGCCTTGAGTCGGGCGGCGAGAGCTACCCCAACGCGCTCAACGTCCACGACATGGCGCAGCGCCTGGATTCGCTGCTGAAGCTCGCAGCACCGCAGCAAGCACAGGCTTCCCAATCCCCCGCGCCTGCACATGCCAACGACCGCTGGACGATCATCAGCCCGCAGGGCAATGCGTTCACGGGCGAGACGCCATTCCGTGCCGCGAACGAGGCCAACAAGCACGTCCGCGCCACCGACCCGGCCGAGGCGAAGAAGTTCGCCGACATGCTGGAGCGCCTGCGGGCTGAGAACGAGGCAGAGAACGCCCGTCTGCTGGCCGAGCACGGCACGCTGAACTGCCCGACCTGCGGCGGGTCGGGCCACATCGGCGACGTCGTCGCCTCGCTGCGGGAGAGGCTCAAGCCCACCGGAGGCCAGTCGTGAGCGCCAAGCACGCATCTGAAATTACCGCCGAACAGCTAGGAACGGCCCGCCAGATCGCGTCGAACTTTTATGAGCCGCGCAAGGCGTGGCCGGCGGCGCTTGCGGCCAAGAGTTTTCGCGGCGAGGCAAAGCGCCTGCGCGCGCAGAGCAGGCAGTCCGAACAACGCCTCATCGGCGGCATCCCTGTCGTGTGGCGCTTCGTGGCTCGAATGCTGGATGAGCAAGCCAACTTCTTGACCGCCGCAACCGAGGATTCAAATGACTGAACCACATGCTGCAAAGCTGGCCCACGACGTGCTGCACAAGGTGCGCGCGATGGTGCCAGAAAGCGACTCCGCGCATGCCGAGATTGGCGCCGCCATGGAAGCTCTGCGGACCGCGACTCAAGCCCCCGCAGTAGGGGCTGAGCCCGAGATTCCTGACTACGCCGTCGAAATCAACCGCCTGCGAAACGTCATCCAGGCGGCTTGCTCCGGTGGGCTGGATCACATGATCGAGCGCTGGAAGGTGCTGTTCCCCGATGCGCCTGTGCCGACAGTTCGGCAGCAGGCCGACAACTGGCAACAGTACGCCACAGAGCGCGAAGACACCGCACAGCAAGTCATCGAGCGCCACCGCAAGGAGCACGAGTCGCTGCTGCGTCTGCTGGCCCAGGCGCGCACCGAACTGGGCCGGGCCTACCGCTGCATTCAGGGCATGCACAACGCTTTGAACAAGGGATCCACCTTCGATGATGGCTACCACTCGCTGACGCTCGGCGCCGCCAAGCGCTTCGTGTTCGAGGGCGCCATAGATGGAAGCGACTACTTCGTCGGCAAGAAGGTCGAGGTATTGCACGCGGCGCTGGCCCTGCCGGAATCCAATGTGCCGGTACAACCCATTGGAGGTGCGTGATGGGCAACTGCACGCACGAACGGCGCTGGTCCACCTGGGAAGACGTGGAGGTCGGGCTCTACGGGGAGACCGAGCGGCAACTCGTTGAGCACCGCCAGTCGTACCAGGAAGACATCGACGTGGGCCGCTTCCGCTGCACCCAATGCGGCGAGGTCGGCTACTACACAGGGTCGTGGAAGAAGTTCTTCGAGACCGGCGAGCCGTGCCCCGGCAGCGACCTGTACCGGATGGCCAACGGCCGGATGGTCCGCAAATGAATTCAATCCCCTCACAGGGCACCGAGCCCGGAAAGACCAAACCATGAACCGCACCGATATTGAAGCCCGCGTTCTTCGCGTCGTCGCAGCGCAAATGGGCGTCTCTGAGAAGGCGCTGACGCCGGAGGCAACCTTTGTCGCCGACCTCGGCGCCGACAGCCTGGATTCCATTGAGCTGATCATGGCTCTGGAAGACGAGTTCGGCCTCGAAATCGCCGAGGAAGACGCGGAACAGATCACCAACTCGGCCCAGGTCGTTGACTGGATCGTGAAGCAGCCCGGCTTCGGCGCCTGATCCAAGGCTCGCCGGTCGCACATCGAATTCATGACCTACGAGAAAGTCATCATCGGTAGCGCCACGCTGTATCGCGGCGATGCGCGTGAGCTGCGTGACGTGTTCCCGCCCGTAGACGCCATCGTCGGCGACCCGCCCTACGGCCAGGCCTACAAGGTCAACACCTTCCACGCGGGAGGAACCCGGCAGAACGCGGTGGTGCAGCGCAACGGCGGCGTGCTCATGGTCAACCCGAACGTCCATGCCGAGATCGTGGGCGACGACGAACCGTTCGACCCGTCGCCGTGGCTGGCCCTGGCCCCAACCGTGCTGTTGTGGGGCGCGCACAAGTTCGCCGACCGCCTGCCGGCAGGCGGCTGGCTCGTCTGGGACAAGGTGCCTACCGGCAAGGTCCGCAGCCAGGGAGACGGCGAGGCCGCCTGGATCAACCGCGATCAGCCGATGCGGCTGTTCCGCCTTCTGTGGGATGGCCTTTGTGTCGGCGAGGGTGCCCGCCATGAGGTCACGGCCGGACAGAAGCGCCACCACCCGATGCAGAAGCCCGAAGCGCTCATGCGCTGGTGCATCGAGCAGGCCGGCACACCTCGGCGAGTCCTTGACCCATGGATGGGCAGCGGCTCCACCGGGGTCGCCGCGATGCAGATGGGCCTGACGTTCGTCGGCTGCGAGAAGGTCGGGAGCTACTTCGAGATCGCCTGCAGGCGCATCGAGGCGTCTCAGCAGCAAGCCCAGCTCTTTGAACGCACCGCGCCGGCCGAGCCTGAGCAGGCCGGCCTGGCCCTCTGATTCCAATCCCCCATTGCCATCCATCGTTTCCCAACCGCCTGAAAGGCAACCATGACCGAACCAATCCCTGAAATCAAATCCAGCATCAAGGGCTACCGCCAACTGAGCGCGGCAGAGCAGGCCCTCATCAACGAGGGCAAGGCGCTGGCCGAGCAGTGCGGCGCGTGGATCGCCAAGCTGCGCACGCACCCGCAGGCCAATCCCGAGCAGGCGCCGACCGTCAATGACGCGCTTGTCCCGTTGGATCAGCGCTGGGTCTCCATCGGCGCCACCGAACTGCAACAGGGCTTCATGTCCGTGATTCGCGGCATCGCCCAATCCACCACGTTCTGACCGAGCGCTGACCGTGCCCGGCGTGCCGGGCATCTGTGAACGCTTCCCCATCCCCTGCACCCGGACATCGACATGAGCACCGACAACCCCATGATCCCGCTGTCTGCGATGCGCGCCATCGCCGTCGAAGCCATTCGCGCCGTCACCGGCTGTCCCGACATCAGGGGCAATGAGGGGCTCTACCTCGTGGACGAGCTGGAGGCCGTCGCCAAGGCTGCGGCAGCGCGCCTCAATGTGCTTGACCGCTTCAGGTTTGAGGTCGTCATCAACAAGAGCATTCCGGCCGGCGTTGTTCGTCTCTACCAGGATGGCAAGCTCGTCGGCGAGGTCACAAACATAGCGGATCAAAAGCGCTGATTCCCAAGCCCCTGCCGACGAACACCATGAAGAAACGCAAGCTCAAAAAACTGCTGAAGCAGGCCCTGCAGCAGCTCGCCGTCATGCAGCTGCCCGCTGGCCAGCCGGTGGCGACGCCGGCCGCCAACGATCCAGCGCCGGCCATCGAAGGCCCGACCGTGGCCGAGTGGCTGGCGACCTACCGGACGATCATCGGCCAGCGCGGCTACCACGCGCAGACGTTGAAGAACCGCACCACGTCGATCAACCACATAGAGTCAGCCTGGGGCGCCATGCCGCTGCGCGCGGTGCGCCCGGTCGACATTTCCACCAAGCTGAAGCAGTGGACG